ACTTGGCAGCCGCCGTACCCGGCGCTTGGTGAAGAGACGACGAACCAAATCTGGTTGAGGTTGCTCGACAGGCGGGCGACCGGCTCGAAGATGACCGGCGTGTTGACGTTGCCGGCGCTGGCGTCCGTGGAAGGCGAGTAGGGGTTGGGCGCCGTCACGGTGATCGCCTGCGGCGCGTTGATGCCATAGACGAAAGGCTCGGCCTCGCAATCGATTGCCGTCTGATCGTTCTGCTCGGCCTTCGTCAGCCGTACCGGCAGCAGATTGATGCTCATGAGCGGGTCGCTGATCGTGACCAGGTCCATCGCTTCGAGCAGTTGCCAGCGGGCGTTCAGGGTGAACTTGTAAAGCATGTTCTCAACGTAGCCCTGCCTCCGCACAGCGATGCGCAGCAGCGCGCGCGCCACCGAGACCTCCTGCACGGCGTTGTTCACTATCGGATCGCCCTTGCGCACGCCGTAAAGCGCGATGCCCGCGGCGTCCGGCTCTGCCACCGTCATCTGGGCATAGTCCGAGCTGCGGTTGATGTGCTGCATTTGCAGGACCGTCTTGACGTCGGTGCGTGCCGCTCGCACCACGCTAATGGGGCTCTCACCGCTTGCGGCAACGAAGTCCCCGTTTTCCGTGCTCAGGTTTGCCACGGGGCCGGATGCGGTTGGCGAGTAATAAATTCCTCCATTGGCTGCCGCCGAGACTTCACTGCGGGGAATGAGTTTCAACTTAAATCCCGACCAGACGGGTGCACAGTTCGCGGCCTGGCAAAGCGTGTCAACCCAGTTGCGGGCCTCCTGCTGTGAGTCCATGGTGAGCGATCCCCATAGGCCCCCGGCCCGGCATTGTTGGCGAGTCAGATCAAGCATCGTGCGGTCAATGATGTCCGGCAGGGCCTTCGCGTAGGTCGGCGGAACCGTGGCCTTGAACGCGATCAAGATGAGCATCGAATGTGCATTAACCATCGCGCTTGGCCACTGCATGGCATAGGTTCCTGGCGTCGTTACGGTTCGCTGCTGCACCAGAGGGCAGGGCCACCCTGCGGTATATTGCTGGTCGAAAATGCTCACGATCAAGGGCCAGGTCTCCAGGGCAGCGAGCGAATAGGCGTAGGGGTTCCCCTGAAGAGAGACGGAAAACATGAGCGAGATTTTCCCCGGGTCATTCGTTGTCGTGAGTGAAACGCTGGGCTGCACCCCGGAGGCTGATGCCACGGCATCGAATGTGTCTGCTCCGGCTATCTCCATCAGCGCAGTCCATGAAACGCCCTTCCCCCCACCGATCAAGGGGTCTATGGTCACGCTGTTCGCTCCCGGCAGGCAGTTTTCGCAGTACCATACGGACATCGACCCGAGGTCCGTTCCAGCGGGAGCAACGTTTGCCGCCAGGGTCCACCCCGTGTTGCCAAGCGAGTCCGTGACGCTTGTCACGTCTCCCCCATAGCAGTTGGCCACGAGCAGGAGTAGGTTTCCGGCAGTGTTGGGCTGGTCGAAGGCATAGGTCTTTGAGGCCAGATTACGGCCGTCCAACACCAACTTTTTCTGGATGGCTCCCGGGAAGTTGTAACAGTTGGTGCCGCGCTGCACCGGCGAGACTCCGGTCGCTCCGCCGATGGCCGCCTGACTTTGTCCAGACTTTATGATGTCCGCGATCATGTCCACGAAGTCGCCGTCACCAGAGGGATAGACTGCCCACTTGCCAAGAATCTCTGCCTTGATTGACGGTATGGCGCCAGATGACCCAAGGTCGATGTTCGGGGAACCTGCTCCCGCGTACCAGGGATATTGAATCTGCTCGCTGGAATAGCCCGCGTATTCATCTCCCGAGCCCAGGATGTTTTCAAACGAAAGGCGCAGCTTTGCGGCGGGCAACTGGTAGCTGGTCGCCGCATTCGTGCGGGCGTAATAAATCTTAAGCTGGCCCGTACCGATGGCGGTTCCGTAGAGTGCCGGATCGACGTAGAACGTGTTGCCGTAGCTGGGCTGCCAGCGATAGACGAAAGGCCAGCATCGGTACCCCATGCCATCCATCGGGTCCGGGCCAGCCTGCAACTCGTTCCACATGGGCACCCAGAGATCAGCGTCGGGAGAAACATGGGGACTTCCCCCGTAGTCGTCGAACGCGATGTAACCACTGATCCTGGCGGTCACGGCGATCAACGCTACGAAATTGGCATCCGCAATCGTGTAGGACGCAGGAGCAAAACCACCATAGCCCACCTCGACGAAATCCAACCCGTACTTCGTCGAGTTCGCCCATATCTGAAGCATGTCCATGATCGGGTTATGGCCCAGCAAGAAATCAATCGCTTCGACGTAGTCAGGCGGCCCGCCCTTTTTCGACGCCTTGCCCTTCTTTCCGCTCCCCCCCTGCCGCAGGTTGTTCGCCCAGATGGCCAGGAACGGCGAGCGCGTCATCCCGTAAATCTGCGGGATCGTGAGCCCATAGGTCGATGCCTGAAGCATCGTTCCGAGGGCTGTGGGCCGCGTGCTTGCCTGGTTCTTGCCTCCGAACATCTCAGTCGCTCCAAGGCGTAAAGATTGCCATTTCCGTGTGTGCCAGTGCCGCATGCAGCACCAGGTTGACCTCGGCCACGTTGCGGTCAAAGGCGTGAACTCCGTGTGGCCAAGCCGTCACGATAGCGCCGTGATTGTAAATCCGGCTGCGCGCCACCTTGAACAGAATCAGGTCACCCGGCCGGGCTTCCGGCGTCCCCCGGCAGATCGTCTCGACTACCTGCCGGGCGTGCTTCAGAAGAGCATACTTGTAACGCTCCTCCGTCGCATGATGAAACCAATCGTGGGACCAAATGCCGAGAGGTTCAGGTTGCGCGGCTCCGATTTTAATAAGATAAGTGTACAACAGCGTCGCACAATCCAACCCCACACCTGGAAGCATGCCCGAGAGGACATACGGCGTCCCAATAAAACCTCTGGCGATTTCAACAGCCTCTTCGCGCGTTTTCATTATCATGAAATCCTTCGAGCTTCTTTCCTTTTGGCCCAACTGACTATGATTGCTTGGCGGCGCCTTTCGATGAATTCCTTGCGCGCTTCTGGATCTGAAGATAATTTTACCCAGAACTGCATGACGGCACGCCTTGGATATCCAGGGTCACGTTTTCTAGCTTTCTGACAGTTTCCATTTGCCCGGCGTGAGAGCATTTCATGCTGAGCGAGCAAGGCACGTGAAATCTTCAATCCGATTTTCTTTCGCTCGTCAGCGGAACGGCAGGACCATACTTCAGTTATAGATTCCCGTTGCTTTCTGCGGGTCTCCTTGGAATGCCGCCTGCCAGGAATGCCTTCCCCCCCGTTTGTATGGTTTGTCAATCTGGCTCCGACCATTCTAAAATGTTTTATCCACTTTCGCTCAGCATTTGCCCAATCCAGACCCTCACCGATCTCTAAGATTTCGAGGATGGGCTTTCGACCGAGAATCATCAGCCGCTTGAGCCACCTATCGCGGCGCGTTCCGTGAAGAAAACGCGAGGGCTTGAAGTGGTCAAGAAATCGTTGATGGAGATTGATCGTATAGCCAACATAGCGAACTTCTCCATTCTCCGGTTCTTTGAGCACGTAGATGAACCAGGGTTTGTTTTTCATGTGCCCATTATCCGCCCGAATCCAAGCAGTGCGTGTAAGAGTATTTCACTCAGCCCGAGGCCAACGATCCAAGCGAGGGCCGATTCTGGTGCAGGTACGCTTGGGAATCCGTAGAAGTCCCCGTCCACCTGGTCAATCGGGCTCTGTGCGCTCACATAGAACGTGTCTCCGATCGTCGGAACCCAGGGGAGCGGAGAATAGATTTGGAAGCTGTTGTATTGATGTCCACCGCTCGTGTAGCTTGAGTTCTTGGCGACGACGCTGAAGAGCCCGGCCAGGGTAGAGTCGCCGGCGAAGACGATGTAACCACCGTCAAAAACATCGTCTGTGAAGATGTGTGTCGGCGTGCTCGTGCAGTCGGCGTTGACGACGGTGGCCGTGCTGGCATCGGCGACGATGAACTCCGGGATCGACGAGAAGCCCGCGGGCGGCGTCCCCCCGATGTAGCCGGCCATCGAATTCGTCACCTCGATCACGCCCTGCGGCACTTTCTGATCGAGCACATAGAGATAGCTCTGGACGCTGAACTTGATCTCGCCGCGCGTGGGCTGCGTCGTGCCGATCACGCCGCCGAACAGCTCATAGGCTCCCCAGGTGTTCGCATCCCCAGGTATGGGCATGAGGCAGCGCCACAGGCGGAAGCGCCGGTTGTCATAGAATCCCAGGCGGGCCAGTTCGTAAGGGCTGGTGGTGGGAATCGAGGACGTGAAGGTTTGGTTTGCGGGCGCCCAGGAAACATCAAGTTGTTTCGAATCCAGGCCAACGTCGCTCGCGACCGAGCCGCGCTTGACGACAGCCGGCAGGAACGTTCCCCACAAGGACCAGAGGAGCGGCGATTCCCAGTTCGAGAGCCAGAGCGCTTGTGGATCATCTGCCTCGCCGATGAGGTAGAGATCGGCCTGCCAGAGCTGGTTGCTGGCCTTGAGCGCCGCAAGAACCGTGGCGGTCGTGTCCGTTCCATTGCCAGAGAGAACTTTGCGCATCAGACGGTTGGAGGACGGTCGGAGACGAGCGTGATGGCTCCGGCGCCACCCTTCCCTTCCGACCCGCCCACGGTCCACATGTCGCTCACGAACTTCTCAAAGTCGATGGCGTCAGTCTCGAAGCGCACACGGAAATAGAATTTGAATGAGGCGGTGACGGGCGCGGTCGGCACATAGCTTGCAGTCCATGCGATGTACTGCCCCATGTAGGAGGCTCCCGGGATGGCGAGGCCCGGGACCGTCGATAGCGTTCCGGCATAGTACCCCGTGAGCACGGCGCCGTTGCCGTAAAGTGTGACCGCGCCGTTCAGGTCGGTAACGTCCTCCGCGAAGCCGCCCAGGTTTCTTTGCAGGGGTGAATAGTACAGGCCCGTTGACGTGTCCATGACCAGCGGAAGCTCCGCGAACAGGTTCGGCACCGCCGAGAAGCCCGAGCCCTGGTCGTCCCAGCGCAATTGCGGAGAGCTGGGGCCTTCTGACACATGCCCCCCGGAGGTCGAGAATGCGGGAGCGCTGCTGCCGGAGATTCCGGCTACGGTCGCCTTCTGCCAGTGCGTCGCGACGAGCAGGCTCGCGTCCACCGGATAATAGGTGCTTGCTTTCCAGCCCGCCGTCGTGATGCCAGGCCCAACCGAGTCGTCATCCGGGTCATCAAACAGGAAGGGCGCCTGCTGGCCGTACTTGTCCATGAAAAAGCCCATGAGAGCTTGCAAGTCCGTCCAGGGCGCGTTGCCGTTCGCGATGTTGCCAGGGTCGTTATATAGTACCTCGTAGTTCAGCGTCCACCGCCAGAATGGGTTGCGGGTCTGCGCGATGCGGGTACAGTAGAAGTTCGGCGCGTCCTGCACGATGGTGTTGAATAGCGGCCGCTTGATCACCGTGAAAGCCAAGCCGCGGATCGCGCTTGAGGCCGAACTCCCCGGATAGACTTGTAGACTCATGCGCCCAGCTCCCCGCGCCGCTGCGCCTGCCGGATCATCGGAACCAGTTGCGTTTCGAGGACTTCCTTCGCGTCCGGCCCGTTGTGGTGGAGGTTGAACGTCGTGTGATGGTGAACGGTGCGCCCCCCGCCGACAGGACCGCCCGCCGCCATCGACCGGAAGGCCGAGGAGACTTCCGCAGGCATGGCAATCTCGCCCTGGTGGATCATGGCGAGCCCGGTCTTCTGCGCCAACCCTCCGGTGTCGAAGCTCCCGTATGCCATCGTCTGCGTCATGGCCACAGTGGCCATCGCTGGCGCAAGAGCCATGTTCAACGGAAATGGAACGGATTCCATGACCGAAGCAAAAGCCCCCGCCCCTGCCCTGCCCGCATCGATGCTCACGTTAGCCTCAGCGAAGAACTTCTTTGTGATGAAGCCCAAGAGGTATTGCTCCGCCTCTTTCAAGAAGTAGTTGATCAGGGCGGTCGCCATCTCATCCGCGATGCTGATCACCATCCTGCCGAAAGTCTCATGCCCGGTGATCCAGGACGCAATATTGTGATTCACGATGCCCGTGATCATGCTGTACGTTTTGACGAAGTTTTGCTCAACCTGGGCGTTCACCTTTTGAGACTTCGCGGCGCGGTCCTGGTCGAGCGCTTCCATGCGCGCCACCACGCGCATGTAATCCGTGGTTCCCACCCCATAGATCCGCTCTGCGTCCGCCAATTCCAGTTCCAGCAACCTGTGCTGCTCGGCGTACCACTTGTTGATCGAGGCGGTTTCATCTGCGGCCCACGTCTTCAAGTTCTCCTGATGCGCGCGCAGGCGCTCGCTGTTTGCCCCTTCTTCCACCCGCAGCGTGCGGCTGGCGATCATCTCGGCGAAAGAAACTCGCTCCTCGTCCGCCCGCATGCTCTCTTCGTCGCCGCGCTTCGCATCTGCCGCTGCCATCTCGCGTGCCTTGCCTTGGGCTTCGAACTGCGCACGGAACGCGGCCTCCACCGCATTGCCATCCGCAATCAGGTGCTTGGTTCCTTCCGCGCTGATCGAGTCCAGCTTGGTTTGATGCTTTATGGCCAGCGCTTCGATCTCACCGTTGATCGTCGCCGCTTCCGCTGCCCCGCTCTTGCCATGCAGCGCCGCCTCTTGCGCCGCGATTTCCTTCTTGCGGTTAAGTGCATTGACGGCAACCACATACATCTCATCCTCGGCCGCGCGCTCGGCGGCGATCATCTGCGGCCACTTGCCCTTGTCAATCTCGACGGCTTCCCGGGCCAGGGCAAGCTGCTGCGCGATGATGGCATCGGCCACGCTCTTGTGAGCGTCAACCTCGGCCTTGGCCAGCGCTCCCGCTTCCCCTTCTCCTTTCAGCTCCGCCTTCTTTCCCACCCCTTCCCGCTCGACGCGGTACTTTTCATTGAGCAGAGCAATCTGCCGCTCCGTGAGCTTGCCCTCGCTGCTCAGGGCGTATTCGTCGGCGTTTTGCTTGATCCGCAGCAGCTGGGTTTGAAGCCGCGTTAATTCCGCGCCCTTGGCGCCGATCATCTGAAGTTGGATTTCCGCTTCCTGCTGCTTGTAGGCGCCTTCATGAGCCTTCCGTTGCAGCTCCGCTTGCGTGGTGAGCTGGGCGATCTGCGCCGTGCTCGCCTTCGTGGCCGCATCGGAAGACAGGCCGAAAGCTGCTCTCAGTGCGCTGACCGTCTCCAACACTCCCTTGAGCGGACCCCACCAGTCTGATGTTGCCTCAGCCGAGTCTTTGAATCCCTGGACGAGCCGCTCTGAAAAGGTCTGGCGCGCCAGGATGCCCAGGGTGGCCACGGACTGCGCGAGGGCAAAGGTGGCCTGCTCCAAGGTCTTCGCGTGCTCGAATGCCTCGGCTGACCCTTTGACCGCTTCCGCGAAGGCTTCCTTCTGTGCCTTGCCAAAGCCCATGATCGCGTCGGATGCCTTGCCGATCGCGGCGGGAATTTTGGCAAGCCACTCGACCACTCCAATGATGGCGACGGGGAGGAACGCAGCCGCCATGATCCCGGCCACGGGTCCGACGCTCGTCAGGAAAGAGCGCACGAAGCGCGGCAGCGCCACGCCCATCTCCTGCCCCATCCCCATCATGGCCATGCGCGCCTGCATGGCAGAGGAGCCCGCACGGGCCATAGCTGGAGGGATGGTGTCGACGGCGGGCGGGATCTTAACGATTTCCGGAACGGAAAGCGCGAAGCCCCTGCCAAACGCCAGGGATGCCTGTGCTGGTCCGGCAAACGACATGGTCATCTGCGCGCAGGTGCCTTCCGTCTTCGCAGCAAGAGTGTCCAAGCCGGGCAGGATTTGCGCCAGGTTGATGACTGCCCCGACTTCAAGAACATCTGTTGCCATACAGAGAATCCCCAACTCTCCCTAACTCTCCCTAACTCTCCCATCTAGGTGGCGGCAACAGGATAGCCAGGTTAATTCATGCCCCGCTTGCTCTTCTCTGCCTCTGCCCAGGCGATGGCCTCACGAAGCTGCGGCGGTATTCCTGAGACACCTGGCATCACAACTTGCAGGGCCGAGAACTTCTGCACCGCCTCTTGTTCGTTCACCGGTTCCCAGGCGTTCAGATTCCTTTCCTTTCCCAGCGCCATGCGCAGCGCCGGCGTGCGTCCCAGGAAGTCCATCAACTCGAGCGCGCGACACAGGCTCAGGTCGTCAAGGTATTCGTAGCTCCAGCCGGTGCGGGTGATGATGGTTCCGTAGAAATCGGCCCAGTTGACGACGGCTGAGCCGTTTCCCCGACCGGCCCGGACCCCGGGACCGTGAGCCCCGATAGGCCGGACACGACCAGCAGCAGCCTGCGCATGTTGTTCATGTCGACCAGGTCTTCCGCTTCCTCAAATGTCATGGACGGATAGTTGCGCGAGAGCGCCGCATGGATCACTTCCACGGCATCATGCTGTTTGTCCGGCAGGCTGTCTTCCGTGATGCCTTTGTTCAGCCCCCGGATCTTCTCCCATAGCTGGCGAGTCTGTTTCACCGAGAGCGACGGCAGTACATACTCCCGGCCGCCCAGGCGAACTTTCTCACCGTCAAACTTCAGAGTGATCGTCTCGGTCACATTCCCTTCTTCCCCGCAGGACGGCGGTAGGTGCACCCGCCGCCGTCCCCCGTTCCGTGCGTCGATGGGTGATCTAGTACGAGTCCATCATGAGTAGGCCGAGCGTGTTCGTGGAATCGGCATTGGCGCTGCCGTCGAAATCCGCGATCCAGAAATCTTCCAGCTTCGTTGGGATGTTGATCGAGCCCAGCGTGACATCATTCAACTGCAAGGCCATGTACTTGCTCCGGAAACGGTTGTAGAGCAGCATCTCGATTTCCGGCGCATAGCCCATCAGTTGGTTTGCGATGGTGATCGTGGTGCCCGAGTTGACGGCATAGGTGTAGCTGATCTTCACGGCCCGAGTCGCCGTTCCGTCAGCGCCCGAGAAGCTGTAAACGCCGCTCGTGACGTTGGGATAGTACTCCCCGGCCACCGTCACCGCCGCCGCGTTCGGCATGCAAGTGAACGGCTGTCCCGTTGTGGCGTCGATGACGCCCCAATCCGCGATGGCGCCCGCGTTCGTTACGGTTGCCGAATTCGTGTTGCTCACCGTGTGGGACTCGCCATCCACGATCAGCGAATACCCGGCCGTGCTGGCCTGCGCGAAATAGAGTTGGTTGAGCATGGCCGGATCGAAGACGGCCAGCTTGCCCTTGAGCGTGACGTCCAGCTTGCCGCGCGCCGTGGCGACGGCAAGTTGATATTGGCCGTAGAGTTTCTTCAGATCGGCCTTGAAGTCCACCGTGACCTCTTGCAGCACGCCGAACTTGAACGGGGTGGGGTCTGTCGGCTGATTGCCGGCCACGGGCTTTGCGAATAACACACCGCTTCCGAATTCGATGACCATATTTTACCTCTCTCCTTGTACCGGGGCCGGGTCCGGTCCTTGATCTCAATTCACGGGGCCTGCGAGCATGTAGATGGGCACCGTGATCAAAATCTGTTCACTTGTGACGTTGGGGAAAACCTCTCCCTCGATCCATGCATGATAGACGAGGCCGCCCAGCGTTTGTTTCTGGTACGGTGGTTTCGTCTCGAAAACGTTCTTGATGCCCCATATCAAGTAATTCGCCTGCGTCACCGACAGGGGATCCTGATCGGGCGGGGCCGTTCCTTCGGCACGCACGTAGATCACCGCAACCGCCGTGAACGTCCACTTGGCCACGCTGAAAAGGTCCTTCTGTTCCACGGGAAGCGATCCCTGCACGAGGATCAAGGCGGGCTGATCGGCAGGCGGAACCGAATCTGGAACCATGAAGGCCCTCCGGACGCTCTTCAAGGTCACGCCCGCGGCAAACGTGGCGCCCGCGAGCAGCGTGGCCAGGGCCGCATAGACTTCCTCGAGATAGGTTGGATCTGTGAATGCCGTGCTCATCGCATCACCTGGGCGGCCGTCTCGAAAACTCGCGCGATGATCCGCCCGCGCAACTCTTCCAGCGAACTCTCCATGAACGATCTGCGTTTCAGCGGCGGATGAATCACCTTCCTCACCACGATGCCGCCCGCTGCACCGAAAGCCTTGACTTGCCCAGGGCGCAACGATCCAGCCCGTTTGCCTAACCTGAAACGCAACTTGGTCGTGGCGGTGCGCCCGAAGCTTGCCCCGGCTGATCCGGCCGGGAAGAAAGCCAGGGCTTGCTTGTCGGATTTGCCCGTCAGCGCGCCTGGTAGGATTTCATATTCCTTCTCGCCCCCCCGCTCATGCACCGCAGCCCACCAGAACAGCCCGCCACCTGCCTGCACGCCTCCGTGAAGCATGGCCCCAGATAGCGTGGTCGGCTGCTTGCGAACTGTGCCCAGGAGCCCTCCGCCCCCGGCGTGTGATTGTAGGACTTCTCCCGAGAGCTTCCGCTGAATGCGCGCCTGCAGTTCCAGCATCAGCTCTTCGATCGTCCTTTTCTCGGCCGCGAGGATCTTCGGCCCTCGCGCCCGGAGAGCCAGCATGACGCGCTGATCCGAATTGTCGAACGAAAGCCTGATCACCGGATCGCCTTCCTTTGGTAGTACTCGAAAACCTTCATGTATTCAGGCGGGGCATCCCAATCCCTGTACGTCGTGGTTGCCGAACCGCCTTGGGTGGTCACGGAGCGTGATTTCTGATCTTGCCATCCCTTGCGCTTGTAATTAAGCGCCACAACGCAGCGCACCGCATATTCCAGGTCGAAGGGCGCCTGATTGATCTGGTAACTTGCCGCGACAAGTTGCCCTTCATCGGCCGCGCTGAAAACGTAGAGGCCGTTCAACACGGCATACTCGCCCACCGTGGGCCCGCTCGACACCTTGGCCATCACGTTCAAGGATGGATAGTAAGTCACGCCCGCATCCGCAACCCAGGGCGCAGCCTCCAAGGTGATCGTTCCCGCCGTCACGTTCTCAACATCGTTCTGCACCAAGATCGGAAGGTAGCCCGCGCTGTAAACAACCTCGATGTTGCCCTGCCCGCGCAGGAATACGGGCCCGCGCTCGCGATAGGTCAGAGGGGTTGGGTAAGGGAACGTCGTGTAGCTGCCCACGCCTCCGCGCAGCCCGAGCGACTTCTTGGACTGCTCGATGTAATATCCCCAAACATTCGCGGCCGATGACGCTGGAACGCTTGCCCCGCCCATCGTCACGCTCTGGACGTTCAGCACCGGATAGTTGTTCAGCATGAGCCGAGCGTTGCCGTTGCCGTCGTAAACATCGTCATGGGCCGCGACGGAGTTGAGCGAGCCCTGCCCGGTGAAGTCTAACAGCCATTGGGAAAACGCCGTGATGGCCGACTGGATCTCCGCGTCAGCGGTGCTGGACAGCACCTCGGCCCGGCTCTTGACCGCGTTCAGGGTCGTGAGATCAATCGTGTTGGGGCCCATGATATCTCTGCCTCTCTCGGGGTTACGGGACGACCGTCGTCTCGCCGCCGGCCGCCCCGCCCTCCCTCCTGGATCACCCCCCCCGGTCAAGGGACGTGTCCCGAAGCCTCTACAAATCTCCCGCCAGTGCCGCGACGGCCGGCATGTCGGCGATGAACTTGTTCGTTCCCATGTGCGAGGTCCGCATCCAGGGGATCATCCACACCTTGAAACCGATTCGCTTGCACTGAAGGCAAAAGCGATAATCCTCGCTGTCATATTCATGCGTGTCCGGGTTGACGCCAACCTGAAAGAAATCATGCGTCGGGCCGGGCAAGGAGTTGGGGTCGGAGCGCGACTCGTACCATTGGTCGGGGTAAGCCTCGCGAAACTTCGCGAACACGTTGCGGCGGATCATCATGAGCCCCGTGCCCATGCTCGCCATCTCCTGCAGCTCGTCGAGCTTGATCTCGCGGCGGCCGATAAACGGCTCGTAGTTGAACACGAAGTCCGCGGAGATTCGGGCCATCTCATCCGGCGTGAAGTGCCGGCCGTTCTTACGCAGCGCCCGCTCGATCCGCCCCCAGTTGATCGACTTCTTCGCGCACGGCGCCGCCACGATGTCGCGGTCCATCTCCAGCATCGCCAGAACATCTTCAGCCTGGAATCCAATGTCCGCGTCCACGAACAGCGCATGCGTTTCATCGTGGTTCTTCAGATACTCATCCACCAGCCGGTTACGGCCGCGCGTGATCAGCGACTCGTTGTAAGTGAACGTGTAGTTGAACCTCACCCCGTGGTGCATCATCATCATGATGAGCCGGGTGAAGGACTCGAAGAAGTTCACCGTGCCCATGCCGCCGTACATGGGCACGAGGATGTTCAAGGATTTGTCTTTCAGGCTCATTCCCCGGCCCCTTTCTGAAAGTAATGCTCGATCAGCGCCCGCTCCTGGCCGAGCGTATAGACGGACTCCACGGCCCCGTTGACCAGAATGCACCAGGCCGGATTTGGGGGTTTCGGCACTTCATTGTTCCGGTTAAGGAACCTCGCCAGAACAAACTCGGGCCGCTCCACCACCGGTGCCGCCTTCTCAGCTTTAATGCGAACCTTTATAGCCATGACGACCTCCCTAGAAATTTGCGCCGCATTGATTGCAATGCAGGCGGCCATTCGATGGAACAAGCATTCCCCGACTCCCGCAGCTCAGGCACGCTTCTCCCGTGCCGACAAGAACCCCGGAAGTCGCATAACCCTGGCCCTCTTGAGAAGCCACCAAGACCTGCGCTGCGCTCTTCTGGTGATAAGGTGCGCTGGCCTTTGCCCCGTCCTTCTTCGAGCTCCGGTAGTAAAGGAAATGAATCGCGGCGTCGATGTGATGCTCGGTCTTGATGATGCCGAGATCCCGCATCTGATTCGTCCAGCGCGTGTCTTCACCCCAGCCCCCTGACATCGGAACCGCCAGCGCCAGGGCGGTTTTGACCGGGCAAAAGTGAACGATGTCGCGCCAGAGCCCCGTGGAGTCCTGATGCCATGGCCCATGATGCAGCGAGACGTGGGTGGGTGGCCGGGGCATCCCGTCCGAATACTCTTGAAACTCATAGCTGACATAATCCACGCCGTCCAGCAGAGGGAGAACCCGCCCCACGTAGTCGCTGGCAACCAGATCGTCATCGTCCACGAAGTTGCTGTACAGTCCCCGGGCCCCTTCCCTCATGATCTGCCGGTTATCGCCCAGGCCAAGCTCCGGGTCTGACGTTCGCACCATGACTTCCACGTCGCTGCGGCCGGCGGCTTGCGGCGTCAGCACGCCAAGCAGCCGCTTCAGATATTCCGAGCGCGACGGCTGAGTGGCTATCAGGATGCTCCAACGAGGGTCGGCAGATGGGCTCATCAGGCAGGCGCTCCTTGATAAAGGCATTGGTTGCAAATCAACTGCGCGTTGGAAGGCACCACGCATGAGCTGCCGCAGCGCGGGCAGCAGTGGGATGCTCTGATAGGTACCCCCGGCTGCCGCATCGCTGGCTCAGGCCGGCGTTGCTTGTAGGGCACCCAGGGGGGAGCCCCGATGGTCCCCGGAGAATCTGTTTTGCCCGTGCGCAGATAGTAGAAGTACATCACCTCGTCGATGACGTGCTCGGTCTTGACGATCCCCATATCTCTGAGGTGAGCCGCCCAGCGAGCATCTTCGCCAGGCCCACCCTCACGCGGCACCGCAAGCGAGAGTTCCCGGCGCAGAGGGCAGACCTGCATGATGTCGCGGAACTCCGCGGTGTCCGTGTTATACCATCTTCCGTGGCACAGCGAAATGTACGTCGGGATGTGCCGCGCCCCGTTCGTGAACTGCTGCAGGCGGAAGCTGATTTGATCGACGCCATCCAGGAGCGGAAGGATGCGCGCAACATAATCGGGCGCAACCAGGTCATCATCATCGACGATACATTGATATTCCCCCTCGACCGCTTCCGCCATCCGTTGCCGGTTGTCGCCAAGAGACAGAGCGTTATCGAAGTACCGGATGAAAAGCTCGACCTCTGGATGCGCCTCGATCTGTGGCTTCAGACAGGCCATGAGCCGCTGCAAGAACTCCGCCCGGGACGGTTGCGTCAACACGAGGATCGACCATCGCGGCTGGACCATCAAGGCGCGCAGGACTGCGGCTTCCCGGTCTCGTTCGGCCGCCAGTTTCTTGAACGTCTGGCCGGGATTGTCGCGACTGCGGCGCGCGATGTTCTCGCTCATGGTCCGGTCCACGGCCGCCTTCTGAAATGCCCAATGCATGTGTTCGGTCACGTAGGGCAGGAAGCGAAGCCGGCCGATGCTCTTTGCGACCTCATACAGCCAGGTGTCCGCATAATCCGAGGAGAAGTAGGGCGCCGTGAAGCGTCCAACAGCTTCAACCCAGCGGCGATGAATGATCGGGAAGGTCGGGAACCATTTGCCGTCTTTCGCCAGATCATCTCCGTGAACGAGCAGGAGCTTGTCGGCAGACGCCGCGAAGGCATCCTCAACAGCTTGAGTCCAGCCGGGCGTGCGCATGACCACGTCGTCGCTCGCCAGCATGAGGATGTCTCCGGAAGCCGCCCGCATGCAGACGTTCCACATATCGGACATCACGATGCGCGGTCCCACCAAGAGCTTGTCGATCGTCCCTGAAACGTGCATGGCGTGATAGGCTCCGGCCTGCGGATCATCATCATCAATGCGGCAAACAATCTCAATCGGACTGCGCGCGGTGGCGCGGGAAGACTCGATCATCCGAAAGAGTCCCAAGGGGCGGTCGCGGCTTGGTGCCAAAATCGAGATCACGAACTATGCTCCCTTCATCACTTCACGACAGGATTCTCGAACAGTACGCTCGGGCCGGCTGAGCTGTGCGCTTCCGAAACCTGCTTCCAACCTCCGCTTGCGGCGAACTCGTAAATGCGAAACCCTGCGAGCAGGGCGTTGATGACCGCCACCGAACTGCCCAACAGCTCGAGACGCCGGGCGCGGTCGATGCATTCGATGAGGAAATAGTCCACATCGGTGAAGCTGGCGCCCAGGCCGCGGATCACCAAAGCCTCCGCGCCTTCCACGTCGATCTTGACCAGGCGGATGCGCCCGAGCGGAAGAAAGCCGTCCAAGCGCCGCGTCTGCACCCGGATGGAATGACTGCGGTCGTCTCGGTCGGCCGCTCCCAGACTACCAAAGCCGTCATCGTAGCCAGATGGCAAATAGAAATCAGCTTCCCCGTCAACGTCTGAAAGCGCAAGTTGGTGAGCGGCCACGCTTGGCCAGTGCCACTCCTGACAGTTCTGGACCAGCAGGGTATGCAGTTTCGGGTTGGGCTCGAACGCCAGCACGCGCGCGCCGCACTTCGCCATGAGACAGGAGTAATAACCGACGTGCGCCCCGGCATCGACGGTGAGATCTCCTGGGCGGATGAGCTGGCGCACGCGCTCAGTCTCCGCTTGCTCCCAAACGCCATACTGCTTGATCTGCGCGCCGATGTAACTTCCGTCACCCACGCGCAGGCTGAACCCGTATTTGGTCTCGACGATCATACCGTCACCATCTGCCGCGCCACCGGCGTTAGGAGCTGGTCGAGCATGCGTTCCAGGCTCAACTCTTCGCGCACCTTTCGGCACCCGGCCTGCGCGATGGACTCGCGCTCTTCATCATGTTCGAGCCAGCGCTTGATCTGCTTGACGTTCTCCCGGATGTACCCATGCTCGTAATAGATGATGTGCGTGCCATCTTCGAACACTGAAAGGTTCTCCGCAGCCTCGCCCGGCAGGCGCGGATACATGACGAACGTTCCGCAGGCCATCACCTCGCAGACCTTGCCGACGACCAGCCGAGAGAGCGGCGGCAGGCAGAAGAACACCTTGATCTGCCGGTAGGTCTTGGCGAGCAGATGCGTCGATTGCGGCTCGCGCATCCCGTCCAGCTCCTGCACGCCGACCTGCCCACATTGGAGTGTGATTTGGTCCGGCTGTTGTGCCATCCGCTGCGCGTACTCGAGACGTGGGCCATAAAGCTGCCCGACGAAGGCGGCGCCGTACTTCTTCTGTTCAGTTAGCCCGACAGAGCCCAGCGGTTTAAACATCGTCGTGTCGGCCCCGAAGGGCTGCCATTGCCCGCCATACTTCTTGGCGTCCTGCGCGGCGGGGAATGACCAGTGCTTCACCCAGGCAAGTAGCTCCGGGAGTCGGCCGGGAAGATTCAGATCGGCTCGGTCCATCGACTCATCAAATCGGGCTATCGTCTTCTCGACCAGCGGCGCCCAGGCTTCCAACCCGTAAAGTGCCGCGAGCCAGGGCTGGGTATATTCGTGATAAAAGCTAATCACGGCATCGCAGGCGGCTAGCTGCGCGATGGTGGGCAGCTTGGCGCGCATCGGAACGATGTCGTGGGGTTGGTTGCCGGACAGGACACATTCGGTGACGTCATGCCCCATGCGGCGAAGTGTTTGGGTGTAGCCTCCGAGTGAGGCCCAGCCTGCAAAGGTGTTGCGAGGAAAGAAGATAGCGAGTTTCATGTGCAATGACCGGCTTGCCCTTTCTCCTTGCGTCTAGTCTATCTCCACGCTGATGCTGCTCAGCACCGCCACCGACCCGCTGGCTTGATAAATCTGCAAGTCGAACGTGTCCAGCGCGTTGAAGCTCACGGAGTCGATCAGGTTGCTCGCAATCTGCGTTGCGGCTGTGGTACCAGCCGGGATGGTTATGGACAACCCCGTGGCCACGCCGTTCTTCATGATGGTCAATATCATGGGGTCTGTTCTGGGGTCGTTGGTGAAGAGACAATACATGTTCTTCATCGTGCAGGCACGGGGCATAGGCGTGCGGACGTTCGCTTCCGTGGCATCCACGGTTGAGCAGAAAGGCGTGGCATACTGATATCCATTGCTGAGACTCACGCCGTCATACAACGGGAAGATGATCATCCCCGTCGCGCTGCCGGAAGGTACCAGCTCCATGGCGACGGAGAGTAGTTTTGCCGAGACAGAAGAAGAGCCATTCTCGAACTGCCAGTTGATCCAATCCCCTGCCGTGAGCGCAACCGTGTCCACGCTATTGCCGTATATGCCCTGCGGAGCACTCGCGGGAAGCGTGAACGTGAGCGCCGTGCTGTTTGTAACCCCGCCGCTGGTCTTGCGGACCGTCACGATCAAGGTGCCGTCGCCCGGCTGAGCACTCTGTGTCAAGAGATACATGTTCCGCAGAGTCGAGTCATACGGGATGACCACTCCCTCGGTGGGCTCATCTCCGACATAAGTGTTAAGACCCCCGGGCCCCATCCACCGCGTTCTGGGCCCGGCGTCGATGGTGTCCGTGGCAAACAAATGCACAAGGGGCTGGGAGGCGGACCCGACAATGTCCCAGCTATAGCCGCCGATGTCCCCCGGCCACGCAGAGCTGATGCTGGTGACCTGCCCGCCTGCCGAAAACAGCGCAGGGACATCAAAGGGCTCCACGTCTGGAATTGACCCGAACGCCCCCGCGGCCGCGCCAGTTGGAATGACCGTGAACACCGGGCTGGTAGGATAAGGAAGGCTGCTGCCATCAGAAAGCGCAAAGGAACCAAAATATGCGGTCCCCACCACCTGGGCAGTTATCATCTCGATTGACAGATTCCTGAAAGCCGCAGAGAACGGCATGATGGCCAGGTTGGTAGGATAATTGAAACTACCACCATTCCAGCCAGTGGCCCAGGGAACTAATGCTAAACCCGTCTGATGATGGCCGCTGTACCCGCCCATGATTCCGCCCACCACCAGCACAGCCCCGCCAGTCGCCCCGGTGGCGCCGGTGGCCCCCGTCGCGCCCGTTGCCCCCGTCGCACCCGCTCCTGTTGCCCCAGTCGCTCCGGTAGGGCCGGTATCCCCTTGAGGTCCACCTGAAGGGCCGGTTGCGCCGGTTCCCCCCGTTGGTCCCGTTGGGCCGGTTGCGCCGGTCGGTCCGGTAGCGCCGGGAGAGGCATAATCCACGAAGGCGCTCTCCGCGATGGAGACGACCATCAAGTTGATCTCAGCCACGGCGATGTAGTTGCCCAAAGCCTCCGCGTTATTCAGGAAGCGCAGCATCGCGTAACGGTGCGTGTAGGGCTGCGACAAGATCCAGGTGATGAGCGCCGTGTTGGTCGAATGGAAAGTGGTCGTCTCGACGGCCGATCCCCAATCGCTCCCATCGTCGCTGACGTAAAGCTCGACCGTGCCGGCGTTCTGGCCCATTCCGTCTTGGCGAGGAAGCAGGGTGATCGCCGCGAAATCCTGCACGCTGCCCATATCGACAGACCACCAGTGAGGAAAGGCTGCGATGCTGGAATTCCAGAACGTGGCCGGATTGCCGTCGATGGCCTTCGCTGCGGCATAAGTGGAAGAGAATTCATCCGACGCCGTGGCTGTCCATCCCGCACGGCTGAGCGGTTCCAGAATGATGCTGCCGCCCGTGTCCCCGGTCGCTCCGGTTGCTCCGGTTGCGCCCGTGGGGCCATCCGGGCCGGGGTCGCCCTGGCCTCCGGTATCGCCTTGAGGGCCAGTATCACCGAGAGGCCCGCTTGGCCCGAGGTCTCCGCTTGGCCCGCTCGGACCGGTCGGACCGGTCGGGCCGGTCGGCCCCGGAACTCCGTACTCGACGAAAGCTGATTCCGCGATGCCCACCAGCATGAGGTTTATTTCGGCGCTGGCAACCTGATTGCCCGAGCCCTCCGCATTGTTGTATACCTTGACCATCACGTATCGGCTCGCGTAGGTCGTGGAGAGAACCCAAGTGATCAAGGCGGCGCTGGTTGAAAGGAAGGTTGTTGACTCAACAGCCGAACCCCAGTCATTCCCGTCCGCGCTGAGAAAGAGCTCAACGTATCCCGGATTCTGTCCTCCCGTCAGGTCTTGGCGCGGTAGCATGGTGATGGCAGCGAAGTTTTGAATGCTGCCCATGTCCACGGCCCACCAGTGGGGGAAAGAAGTGTTGGCCGAATCCCAGAACGTACTGTCGTCGGAATCAATCGCCAGTTCAGGCCCGTGATTGGCCGCAGAATCCGAAGCGCTTACCAGCCATGTGGCGCGATTCAGCGGCTCAAGAATGATGCTTCCGCCTGTGGCGCCCGTGTCACCAGTTGGGCCTGCGTCACCGGTTGCTCCCGATCCGCCTGATGGGCCTGTGGCGCCCGTGTCGCCCTGTGGCCCCGGATCGCCTGTCGGGCCTGAATCGCCTGTGGCACCCGTTGCGCCCGTGTCTCCCTGCGGGCCACCCGAAGGTCCGGTTGCTCCCGTGTCCCCGGTCAATCCTTGCGCCCCCGTGTCGCCTGTCGGTCCCGGAGGGCCGCCGGATGGTCCCGTTGCGCCCGTGTCGCCCGTCTGTCCTTGTGGCCCGAGATCTCCCGTGGCTCCGCTGGGGCCGGTGGGGCCGGATGGCCCGGTGGGGCCAAGGCCCCCCGTGCTGCCGGTTGCACCCGTGCCTCCGGTTGCGCCGGTATGCCCGGTGGCGCCCGTCGCTCCCGTGTCTCCGACCGGCCCCCCGGATGAGCCCGTGGGGCCAGTAGGCCCCGTGGGCCCCGTGGGGCCAGTGGTGGGATAGCTCTCATCAACGTACGTCGCGCCCGGGCCAACGATCCACACTCGAAGATCCACGCTCACGTTGTAGCCGCCAGTCCATTGCGGCAGCAGGATGAAGGTGTCGTAAAGGGCGCCCAGCGCGACCGTGCGGGTTGTGTCCGTGACCCCGCTGTAATCATCCAAAATCACGCCGCCGCCTGCCTCACCTGCGGTCAGCGCCAAATCCATCGTGGTCGGCTTGCCGTGGATCGTGTAGGTGATCTCCAGCGAAGTTGACCCAAACACCAGGTTGGGAATCCTGACGGGTTCTCCAGAGCGGGTTGCTTTGAGATTGAGCAGTGATTCCATCTTACTCCTCCTGCCAGGATATCAAGGACTTGGAAGGGCGCTCTCCGTGAGCGCCCCTCCGTCAAACCAAACGCCGCTTCGAAGCCCGGTCAATTAGGGCTTCACAAACGGGCCGATGCCGGTGCGCAGAGCCGAGATCCACGGCATGTAATGCGCCAGCACCTCATGGATGTAGGTGCCGAAGGTCCATTGCCGCGTGACGATCGGCCATTCGATGGCGTAGTAGTCGCGCTGCAGCAGGAATTGACGAACGGACGGAACCCGCGAATGCGGATACGGGTTCGTGTTGATGTCGTACAGCATCGTTCCCGGAGGAAACATCGGGTGAATCCTGATCGGGATGGCTGCCCCGCCCTCGGGATTGATGGAGTACTTCGACTTGTAGCTGGTCACGAGGAAGCCGCCCATCAAGGAGCCCTGGGCGTCCTTGGTGTACTGGAAGATATAGCTGTTCGTCCCAGTCGAGCTGTAGATGACAGCCGATTCCAGCGCGGCGCGCACGTCAGCCGAGCACCAGATGGCGTCGGGTTGCGCCTGGTAGAGTTCCCAGAGAGTGCGCAGATCGTCTTCCACCTCTTGCACCTGGCCGTTTCCGGCCGGAGTGAACGTCCCACCGCCCATGTCGGTGCAGAGCCCGTTGTTGAACGTGTAGGTACCCAGGCCGTCCAGGTCGGTCGCCTGGTAGCTGTTGTCAACCGTGAAGCCGGTCGCGTTGCCGGTCTGAATGCCCGTGGCCTTGGCGGTGATCGTGTAGTTCGGCCACGCGGTGATGGCGCCCAGCGTCAGGACGTCCACCGTGGTGTTCGCGTTGACGCCCCAATACCACGCATAGGCGACGGCGCCTTTCTGCGCGGGCAAGGAAGCAAGGACGCTGCCACTGCTGTTCGTGGTGCCCATGGCGACGTTCGAAATCGCCGAGATTCCGCCGGCAACGTTGATCTTCGTTCCGTCAGCGTTGGTCCGCTCGGTGTAGGCGGTAAGGCCGCGCGCCACGGTCGGCGGGATGTTGTAGCCAGCCTGCCCGCCCGGGTTGACGCCCATGGCAGTCAAAGCGACCACGGCCACGGAGACGTTGCTCCCCGTCGCGAGGCCACCAGCGGCTGAGCCCGTGTCCACGGTCGGAGTGGTGGGCTGCCCGAGCGCGAAGCCCAGGTTGCCGGTGGTTTGTCCGAGGATAGTGGACGGTCCGGCGTTGCCCCACAGCGTGATCATCTCTTCCTGTAAGCGCAGGCGAGCCAGGTTGCGGAAATGCTCATCCGCTAGGTTGTCGGTGTAACCCTCGCCGGCCCATTGCGCCGTGAAGGTTTCCCCGCCTTCTTCGCCAAGCTCTTTGTAGGTGGCGAAGTAGTCGGCTTCATCGGGAGTCGCCGTGGCGTTGCGCTGCCCTTCCTTGACGCCCGCATAGACGAACGTCGAGTTGGGGTTGAGTGTTGCCTTCCAGTGGGCGACCGTGCCGACTCCGGCGTTGACCTTCCCGGTCTTCGGGATCATCTGGATGAACGGGGTGTTCAAGGGGAAGATGAGGTAGGCCGGGCCCCGCAGGTCATAGAAATTGAATCCCAGGCTGGTGGTCACGCCAGCCTTCATGAGGGCCTTGATGTACTCGCGTCCTGCGCGCTTCACCAGGTCGTTTTCGAGCGACCACTCTCTGGGCGGCAGGGCTTGGGCTTCAAGGCACAACTTGGCGAGCGTCGCGTCCGTACCGAGCGCTTTCGCCATCCGCTCGCGGCTCGCATAAGCCGCGGCAGCGTATAGCTCTTGTTGCAGTTTCATGTGCGCCTCTCTCCGATCTGAATTTGACGAGCAACCGGGTGTTTATGTTCCGAGCCGCTGACCGGAGACGACTCGCGCAATCTCGATTCCAGGGCTGCTACACCTGGACGAACTTCTGCAGCTTGGGGTCGACTCCCGTGGTAGGGATCTCAGCCCCGCCCGGGCGCGGAATAAGTTGCAAGCCGGGCGGCGTCGGCAGGATGCCGCGCACCGCGTCGGGCACGATCTTGTCGCCCAGCGCCGAGCGCACGCCAGACAGGACCATCTTGCGAATCTCGTCCTGAACGGCCGGGTCGGTCTTGAGCATTTCGAGCGCCGAGTGAACGAGCCCCGTGGTCGTCGATTTCACCATGTCCTCGACGCTGCCGGGAGCGCCAGCAACGGGGTCCGCCGCCTTCACAACCGGATCAGTTGCCGCCGCCTTCGCGGCCGCGACCTTCTCCTCGCCCACGCTGTCTCCGAGCGTGTCGAGATGCTCCGCGTGCGCCTTGTGCATGTCCGCCACTCCGGCATGATGAGCCGCTTTGCCCTTGTGAAGCTCTGCGACCTTGCCGAAGTAGGCTTTGTTGACGTCGCCGTCATCCATGGCCTCATGCTTCGCTTTCGCGAACTCATGGTGTGCCTTGTGAAGCTCCGCCAGACTACTGTGCGCCACCGAGAGTCCTCTGTGGTGCGCGGCTGCCTTCTTGAAGTGAGAGGCGAGGCCACTGAACGCCTTCGCCAGTTCATCGATCGTTTTAAACATTGTGCTATGCCTCCTGCCGCGTTCGGCGGCCAGTGAAATGAGCGACCGGGAAAGCTCTTGGTTAGGACACGCGAGCACTGAGATCGGCCCGCACCTCTTCGGACTCTTCCTCGACCATCCTCAAGAGCGTGTCGAGGATCGCGTCCACATTGTCGGCGAGCAGGCCGGGCAGCGGCGAGTCGTCGCCCTCCATCTCGGATTCTCCCGCCGTGCTGTAAACCAGATAGGCGAGCTCCTCAACGATCTGTGATAGTTGCGAAACTTGCATGAAGCCCTTCGCGAGCCGCCCAAGATCGTTGTCGAGCGTTGCGAGCGCATAACCGACGTTGCCGCCTTTGACGGTGCGCTCGATCCGGTTGACGTGGATCCGAACGGCTTTGCGCATCCATGCCTGGATCGCCGCGAGCTTCGTCTTCTCCGCGGCCACGTCGATGCCGTACTTGCCGGCCAGGGCCACCAGCTTTTTCCAGGCCGCATCCTTCGCCGCCTGGGGCACGCCCTTAAGCTGATTGAGTCGGGCCAGCGCATTTCGGATGTGGCTCTTGGATTTGGCCTCGGTCGAGAATTTCACCGGCAGGTTCCAGGTCTCGGTCTTATCTGGATCGAGCACGATGAGAAAGGCCGAGGCTGGCAGGTCTTCCCCCGCCACACGCTTCGTCCTGGCCTTGGCCAACGCCGTCGACGCGGTGGATGTCAAGCTGATGATCTGGGTCTTCAGCAATTCCACTTGCTCGCTCAGGGCCGCGAAGGTGATTTCTGGCACAGGGGACTCGACGCGCAGGAACTTGCACAGCTCGACCGTGCCGTCCGCCTTGATGTGCGTGAAGTGGGCATTCGCCAAACAGGGGTTGTCGACCAGAGAGATTTCCGACGGATCTGCAATGTACCGCTTGCAGCCTTCGAACTTCGGGTCGGGGTGCATCCCAACGATCTTGCCGCCGTGCGAGAATCCCGTGAGCACCCGCTCCTCGACCTTCTGCCATGCCTGGTCGTCCACGACCTTGAAACCCATGAAGATTTCCTTGTCGGCATCGCGGAACTCGAAGCCGATGCACTTCCCCACCGCCTCAAGCTGGTGCATGTAGCGCAGGGGAAAATAGTTCTCCCCGGCCGTCGCCTTGCCCATCTCATCGATGACGGCCTGGTAGTAGGGTTTCGAGAGGAGATAATCACAGACCTCATCGTCCTTGTCCGGCACTTCGGCCGTCACGATCCCCCATACCTCGCGGCGCGCCGCGTCCACCTTGGCGAACGGGATGAACTTAGAAAAGGATTTCATGGTCGTCTCCTTGTCTGTCTTTGCGTTCGGGCCCGCGACGGCATTCGCTTGAGCAAAGGCCGACCCTTCCGCCTCCTTCGCTCCTTTGCCGTCCTTAAGCGCCGCTGCATAGGCGCTGTTGAAAACTTCGAGCCATTGCTTGCGCTTGGCCTTCGGCACGTAATCCGGAACTTCCTTGACTGACCCGTAAGGCATTATTGCTCCTCAGCCTCCGTTAAAATCAGGGCGCACAAGCAGTTCGGGTGGGCCGGCAGGTCCGGCACGTCGTCGACGTCGTACGGACCGTCTTTCTCCAGCTCATCGCAAATATCGCTTTGGTCGTGATCGTCCGATGTTTTCCATGCGACCTTCTGCACCAGCCCTGATTCCTGCCAGGACATCAAGTTCCCCTGAGTCTGCGCCCGGGCAATCTCGTTTCGTGCGATCGTCGAAGCCCTCACGTCTGAGAAAACTCCCGATTGCTCGATCCGGTTCTCCACGTCGCGTAGCGTGATCTTGCCCTCTTGCCCGAACACGTCCGCAATAACGGAGCGCAGCTTTTCGCGCGTCGTGTCGCTGATGGCCCATTTCGCGTTCGGGTTCGCGATGAGCTCGCCCTCGGGCGTGCGCAGCATCCCCACCAACTCGGCCGCCCGGTTTGAAGCCCAGTCACGCGCCGTCTCATTGATGCCGGTCAGCATGTCCTCGGCTGAAATCTCCAGTTCGAGACTGCCCTTGGAAGCACCTGCCAGGGCTGCATCCGTGAGGGGCTTCCTTGCCAACCGGGCAATCGTTTCCCACTCGGCGGCAAGACTGTCCATGGCCTGCCGCAGGGTCATATCGGCGTCCGGCTCGGCCTTTGCCAAATGCCCGTGCGCAAGGCCCAGGGCCGCAGCCATGACTTTTGTCGTCTTCCGGTGCATGGTGCGGAAGATTTTCGTGAGGTCTCGCTCCAGCTTGTGTTTTCCAAGGATCGACGCCGGCGCCATCCGGCCCGGATGGATGACGGGCGGATCCTTCGCCCGTGGCTTTGCCTTAACCAGGGCCTCCTCGTGAATTTCAAGAACTCCATACTGCGGAGGTTCCAGCTCGACGATCACGGTTCCAGCCGCGAACCCAATAGGCCGGTTCTGCGTTTTCGCTTTCGCCGCCGCGCCCCCGTTGGGCTTGTTGGTGCTGGCAGGCTTGCGGGGCTTGCCGCGACCGTCAGCAACGACGAGGTTTCCATCGGCGTCAAGCTCTTCATCGCTTCCCGATGCTCCCGCTCCACCCTTTCCTTTATCAGGAATTCCATCGGCTGCTCCTTCCTCTCCCGGCTTGGCGGCCGGCTGCGTGGTCGCGCCCAGGGGCACCGCGCCCTGCCCGGTTGTCACCATTAGCTGGCCAGCTTCAGGCACTCCCGATGGCTCCTCACCAAGCTTCTCGCGCGCCTCTTCCCGGGTGATGATGGCCTCCTTGACGTAGGCCGTAAGCACCTGGGATTGCTTAACTTGATCTGGCTCAACCAGCGGCTCCAACATCATCTCGTAGTCGGCATAGCCCATCTTGCGCTGGACGATGAAGTCGATGAGGCTTTTGAGCGAGGAGAAGTAGGGCATCAACCCCTCAACCTCAGAGGCTTCCTGGGATGCTTCGGCTGAAGCTCGATTCATCTGGCGAGCCAGGCGCTGCGGAGAGATCCCGTAGCCGTAGGCGACCTTGCGGATATGCAGTTCATCGAAGGGGTCGGCCAGTAATTGCTCCTTCGAGAAGATGATCTGCTCATCCTTGCCATCATCCTTCCATCCCTGGATAAGTTGCCACTGGCGCCGCTTCGCCAGATTCCCGGCAAGCTCAGAGTTCATCCACTGCATGGCCTCGGCGATCTTCTCCACGGGGATGCCTTTCGGCACGACTTGCACGACGCCGGGGATTGAACCTTCCGTATAATAGGCCAGCGTGAACTCCAGCCGCTTCATGCCAATCTGGATCTCTCGAGCAAGCTCTTCGGTCGGGCTCATGCCGTAGAGTTGGGAGGAGATCGTGTTGCGCGGGACGATGTTGCGGGGCTTGTAAATAAGCTGATCGGTGGAAAGGTTGACGAGAGGGAGACCCCACCAGAGTTGCGCGTAGGCCGGCTCGGGCGCCATCGGCGTCCACCCGTTCTCGTCGATGTAACGGACGATGCTATCACCCCGGAGGACCGGCAACTCCACAACCTCTCCCGAGAACGTCTTGCGGATGAGAATCGTCCAGGCGTCGATCACCAGCATATCTTCCAAAAGCGGACGCAACCATTCCGGCCAGGTATGCTCGCGGTCGGGCATCTCGAACAATCGGTTGAGCTTCACCAGGTTCTTGTCGCCAATCCCTCGCTTCATCGCCGCCTTAGGGCTCTCTCCGGGCGCCGGCTTGGGTTGAATTTTCCAGTTCGCCATGCACATCGAATCCTTGACGTTCTCGATGGCGATGCGGGCGAGGGGATATGTCGCCAGTTGCTTGAGGTCCGCGGCTGAATTGTGTGAAGCGAACCCTTCCGCAATTAATGTTTTGGTGCTTGTTCCAATCGTAATTACCCGTTGATTGCCAACAGGAGTCTTCAACCGTATCGCTACGCTGTTTCTTGAACGCAATTCGCCGAGGTTGTCGGGATCGAATTTGCTCAAAAGGCGCAAGGGCCGAATGGAACCCAAAAACCGAAGAACTTCTTCTCTTCCAAGGATTTCGAGTTCGGTCACGTCCCACAGGGATCGCCGCTTGACAGTGGAATTGAAATTCCTATCTCCTAGAAATCCAATCACGGCGTTCAGCATGGCATTCGATTTCTGAGCGAATCCCATGCGAATGTTTTTTCGCAGATGCCCTTCTCCGTCAAAAGCGGCAGCCAAGTATCCGGCATCCCTACTGTCATCAAATCGCCAAGGTTCCAAGGGCTTAAGCACGCGTATAAAACTGTCATTTTTCTTGACCGGACTAAGATCCTTTGTGGCGATCCACTCCAACTTGGAAGCCTGTTGTCTTTTAGCCAGCCACAAGTGCTTATCCGATGCGCGCACCCTTGAGCCATCCTCGAATATCAAATCGTGACATGGAAGATTAGCGATACCTATGGATGTAACGATGGATTTTTTATAACTCCTGGGATGACCACCAGTACTCTCTTCTTCAAATCCAACTAGCGCGTCTCCAACGCGTAACTCGGAAACGGCGATCCAAGACAGGTCAGCCTTTAATACACGCGTCTCTGGTGACAGGCAATACTCCGCGTCCGCGCGAGGAGTCCAGAACAGGTTTTGCCCTGCATAATACTGAAAGCCGCGCGGCTCGATACCAGGCGGCCCAATCGGCTTGACGGGTTGCAGGGGGGAATACCACGTATCGGGCTCGACGCCGCGGATCGTATCTTTCGGAGGTTGATAGAGTTGTTGGCCGTAGCGGGATAGTGATGCTACGAGCTGGCCGAGCGGTCGAATTGCGAGCGAGGTACTGTTGGCCATCAAAACCAAAAGGCCCGCCCAGCCTTGCAGCCGAGCGGGCCTATTGGTCCTGCGCTTCAGCACTCCAGCGTTCTGTCCCTGGGAAAGGGCCGAGAACGGAATCAGTCAGCCTTCAACATGCGCTTGTATCTGTCCCACTGTCAAGGGTTTATTTGAGACTCAGCGCAATTCGGGCCGTGATGGCGGCAAGTGATGTTGTTCGCCTCCCGGAACGATGTCGAAGTTTGGCACCGGCATCACGGGCTTTTCGCAGAGAACCAGGAGCCTCTTGGTATCGAAATATCTCCCGGCCTCGATTTTCCCTTCCTTGCTGACGGCAGGCTGCACGACTGCCTGAATGCAGCCATACAAATCGAAAGCAACGCAGGTCACGATGCCGACGAAGCCCGTCGTCATGTCGCGTACCTGAAGACCGAGCAGCTTCAATTGTTCTTTCACTGTTTGTCTCCCTTCGGTTTCACGTTCACCAGATTATCCATGCGCTGACCCTTGATGTCAGGCGCAACATGCGTTTCAACTTTGGCCACCTTCCGAACCTCCCCGGCGCGCACCGTGAAGGTGATCTCACCATAGAAGGTCGGGCCGAGCTCATCGAGCATCTTGTGCGCCCAGGCATTTAGCATGATCCAAAATCCTCACGTCGCCCGTGGCACTGAAGCTAACCGCCGAGCCAGATCTTCTTTCTCTTCCAACGCGTTCCGGGCAATCGCAGGGGCAACGAAGCCTGGGTCAACCTTCACGATGGGCGGCTCGAACCACCGGGCGCCGCATACTAGGCAGGTGTGTTGGCAAAGGGTGGCGTTCAGCGGCTTGTCGGTCTTCGAGGCGTCAACCTCGACCGTACGCAGCCGCCCGCGCCGATACGCGCAGACGGGGCAGCGCGCGTTCACTTCAATTCTCGCCAGCGCCAGCGGCGTCGGCGGTATGATGAGCCGCGCCAACGCGCGCAGTAATTGCTTCAGCCAATAGAAGATCATCGCTTCCTCCTTGCCCGGATAGTACTAAGAACCGCAAACGAGCTCCGGCGTACGGTGAAATACCCCGATTTGCGCAGAAGCCCCGCCACGCCCATCATAAAGGCTTCCAGAAAGGATCGCCGATTCATACCTTTAGCTCCCATTGTTCAACTCGCCAGTCTCCATCCAATTCAGCTTGCCGTGTCTTCGCGCCAGCTTCAGTCGTCCAAATCGAATCGACTTCAGCCGGATCGTAGTTTTCATACCTGACAACCCAGACCCATTGCGTCGGCTCGCTCATCGGCGCCTCTCATCCGCCTTCATCAGGTATTCCCCCCGCGTCATGCCGTGCCCGTCCGTGGGCTTCGTCTGCTTGTCTGCCCATGTGATGCCGCATTGATTGCAGTGTAAACTCCCGCCCGCCGCCCGAATCACGGTCACGGCCCCGCACTCCGGGCAGGTCGGTGCTTGCTCCGGGATCATCGGCTTCACAAGCGTTGTAGCCCGCGCCGTCTTGTTCATGGTGTCCAACACTTTTTGCGCTCCGCCATCCTTCAGGAAATCTATCAGGCCGAGCGCCTGGCTCTCAAGCATCAAGTCCGTCATCGCAAAGACCAGCGCATCCATTCGATTGGGACTCTTCGCACCTGGCACATAGGAGCAATTGTGAACTAGAAGTCCGTTTGCGAAGAACTCGGGAGAGTCAGCAACATGTAGATTGTACACAGGTTCAGCGATACCATTCGGGGTGATCGCGGTGATAACGGATGTCCCGACATTTTCTGGAACAAAAGATGGTCCTGTTGCCCCGCGTCTCGAATGGTCGTCTGCATTCAGGGCAAACTTCCGTATGCGGCGCTCTCCGGCTCCATTCTTCTTTTCTCTTTGGGCTTTTTTCGGCAGGAGGCTCCACCCAAGCACCGCTTGGTCCGTGAATCCGCTTATGCTCCCTTGTAGACTTGGCGAATAGGTTTGCGGGATCATTATTTGATCGATCCCAATCGCCATGATGGATGTGATGGGCGGCCGGAATCGCTCCGTAATGAGCCTCATAGACATCGCGATGAAGGAGCCGACAGCCGCGAGAATGGGACGTTTTGAAATAGCCATCGCTTGCCCGATAGTATTTCTCTCCCCGAAACTCGACGCACTCCCTGATAGCTTTCCGCGGCATAAGATCCGATCTCCTGGCCGGGCATCTCGAGCTTTTTTCCAGCTCAAATTCTCCTGGATTATAGCAAGAGGATGAGAACCGGTACAGCTTATATCCCCGATGACTGTCTGAACCGTCAGCGTATTTTTGCTTCCAGTGCATCCAGTCCAAAGAACCGGCCTAAATCCGCGACGAGTAAGAGCAAAATCTCCAGTCTTGATTTGTTCTATTGGAACATCTCCTCGGAGTGTCGCGACCAATGTCCCCGCAGACAAACACATCTCGTCTTCCAGCTCCGGGAATTCGCCGACGTGATGAATCATTCCCTTTTCATAGAAGGCGCAGATCGGCTCCGCACGCACCATCTTCCCCCGGGTCGAGACCACATCATGGTAAGAGACTTTCTCATCGACGGCGTGAATCGTCGATTTGACCATATCGCCGCCATAATTGCGCTCAGCCACGATCCGGTCCGCCCGCAGCGCTGCATACGCCTCAATGCCGGCCGCCGCCCACCGCTCGGGAGAAGGTGCGAGCAGTGAAGCGTCACGCAGCACATAGCCGTGCCCCTGGGCGTCGATGCCGGCCGCAACAATTCCCGCCTCGGTCGTCGAGCTGCCGCTCGGGTCAATCCCCACGACGATGCGGACGAGAGCGGGAGCCTTGTCTACCCGGGTGCCGTCGATCAACGCTTGGCTCCAAAGCGCTCCCGGAACTTCCGTGGTGTCCTCGGCCATGATTTCCTGCCGGTACGACAGGGCCGTCATGTCCTGCGTGATCTCGGCGAGCGCAGTTTCCGAGATCGTGGGGTTGTCATCCGATGGCCAACTGATGGCCAGCCAGCGGCTCTCCTTCCCCGCGGCTGCGGCGGCCGCCATTTGCTCCTCAGCCCGCTTGAACATCTTCGAAGCGTGGCGCGGGTCTTCGGCCTTCGTCACCGATCGCGAATGAATCGACGGCGGCGTGTAGATGAACATCGCGTCGCCATTGTTGTCTAGCAGCATCGGCGCCCCAACCCGGCCCCACGCATCTTCGTTCATCAACTGCCACTCATCCAAGATCAATAGATCCCCGAAGTCGCCGCGAAGTGAATCAGCATCCCATGCGGTCTTGCCGGTAATCGCCTGCTCCGTGCCCTTCAACTCAATCATGTGCCGGGTTTCGTTCTTGTAGTAGATGCCGGCGTCAATCGGCTCCTGAAGCGCCCGGCAGACTTCCGTCCAGAAGCGGTTGATCTGCTCGATGACTGGCGCCGCATACAACACGCGATGACCCGACAGGAAGGCACGCACCGCGCGAATTGAAGCCGCGATCGTCTTCCCCCCCCGCCGACCGGCCCGTACGATGACACGCTTGTTTGTAGCTTCGATGAACTGCCGCTGCTTTTCGAACGCCGGCTCCTTCAGGTTGATGCCACCGCCCAGCTTGCCGGGCTGGAGGATGCGGGCGACGTTCTCGCAAACCTCGGCCACAGGCGAGCGCATGAGTTGCGCCCTATGTAGGCTGCCTCCCAGCGGCCCTACATCCCGCGCGTCGGACGCCGACGGATCGGCAAGGCGCTTGATGCGCGCCGGTTTCCTTGCGGGTTGTTTTGCCTTCTTCAGCTTATTGGACAGTTTCAGCCAGCAGTGGCGTCGTGACGTTCCCTAGCTTCTGGAATCCCACCGACACGTTCCGCAGCGCCTCCTGGATCGCCTTCTTCTCCCGCTCATCTTTCGTCTGCGCCGTCAGCCGCACGAATTCCTTGCGTACCAGATTCGCCAGTCCCGTGAAGAGCGTGTTCATCTGCATCAATGTGACGACTTGGGCTTGCTGCACCTGGTGCTTCTGGATCGAGTCAATCAGCCGGCGCGCGCCCTCGACCAGCCGGTCAATTTCGCGCCACCGCTCCCGTGCCGCTTCCTCGGCTGCCCCGCCCCCCTTGATCGCCACCCGCAATTCACCCCATGCCTGCCGTGCGCCTTCCACGTTTTTAGACGCCTGCGCCGCGTCCATCTTGTCGAACGCCTGCACCGCCGCTACCCAGTCTCCCCCCGGCTCCGCCGTCTGCGGTAACACTTCGGCCAGCCGCGCATCCAATAGCGCCACGCGCCGCGCCAGCGAGAGCAGGTCTGGGTCTGCCTGCGCCCTCAAAAACTTGCCGCGCAACGCGCCCGGCATAGCCTGCGAGAAGTAGCCCTCTTTGAAGCTGCTGCTCGCGATTCCCCGTGGCGTCATGCCACCGTGAAGTCGGCAGCGCGTGCGCCCTTGAATCGGCCACTTGGCGCAGAATATCCCGGGCTTCCTGCGAAGCTGGGCGCCGCATCGTCCTTCAATGGGTTTATTCATAGGGGGTTTTGGCTACTGTCCGGGCTTTTCCGGATATGCGCCTCTTTCCAATGCACCTTGAAATCCAAATCGTTCTTAAAAACCTGAGAACATCCGGGACACACAAAGTTGCGCTGCCGGCTATCCCGATGCTCCCTTACTTCCCGCTGCCTTGCGGATGATTCCAGGCTTTTGCCGTGATCCCGAGCGTCATAGCCACGGTAGTGACGGCTCATCGGCATCTCATTCCGTCTCGGCTATAATCGTTCCGCTCAGAATTTCCCCTACAGCGCGTGAAATGTCTTCTGGTTGTTCTCCAACCGAGAATTTCAACTTCATCTGGCTATTAGGAACGAGGCAGCATTGGACACCGATCAGCGTTGCGGCTGCAAGTACCGCTGCCGTCTTGTTGTCTTCCTTGCGAGCCTGAGCAATAAACGGGTTGTCTAAATTGAGAATAATGTATGGATACTTAACTTGTCCAATCGTTCCGTTTCCCAAATGACCATGTGTCACGCTGAAGCTGCTCGCGTCATGCCGTGGCAGCTTCCCCCCAGGCTGAGTTTTACGCGCTCGCTTGTGCTCTTCTCCCTTACCGGTTGGAACCGCTGTCCCACGTATGTCGCCCGAGCCGGGCCGATGAGCTTTCTGATTATCCTTAACGTCCATACTGCCCCGCAGCAAGCAGGTAACATCATGGTCGAACGCCGCCGAACAGATCAACTCTCCTATTTCCTCGGCTCGCTTCAAAACCGGAAGACAGACCTGCTCGACCGCAGCAAAGAGTGCCTCCGCCGCGATGATCGAGTCCTTATTTTTTGTGAGCGGCCATGAATCATCAAGCTCAACGAAGCCGCAGATACGCGCCGGACTATAGTTGCCGCAACCGCTAGACCCTGCCGGAATTATGACCCTGAACCCATAGAGATAAGTCAGTCCACAGCGGCGATTGGGAGCGCCGTCTTCGACGATTCCACAATAGACCCTCGCTTTTTGCCCACCCACCTCTATCTCTTGATCGACCATCGGCTCTGACTGTTTCAACGGCGGCATCTTCCATCGCTGCACGATGATCGGCGGATCCCTGTCTATCTGTACTGTGATTTGCTTTCCAGCCTTAATCGCCGCCGAGAAAAGATAACCGATTTGATCCATCAAGTCTGTGAGGTCTTTGCCTTCCGGAAACTTTCTCAGGAGTGGAATGATCGTCACCGTTGTGCCGCTCATAACCGACTCCGTCTTAACTGGATCTATGCGAGGCAAAATCCACCCTCTGCTTGCGAATTCACTCCACTTTATTTCAAGCTGACTGAAGAGTGAACCAACAGTCGTCTTCGCTTGAAAGGTCGAATCTGCCCCGCCGGCAACGAGCGCCAAATCTTTGAGACCTATGCCGTATCGGCCGAGCTTTGTCGTTTTGTGGCGCGTGGTTGCCCCGAGCTGCACCATGTCATGGAGGTTTTGGCAGCCGCTTCCATCGTCAGCAATTGAAAGACTTCGTTTGCCCCGTACAGTGACCCGAACCCACGTCGCTCCCGCATCCAAGGAATTGTCGATACCTTCGCACAAGATTTGCCACCATGAAAGTCTCTGCGCTGCGATGCTGTACAGGATGTGCGCCTTGGGAGCAAGACAAATCATGTCCGTTTCATTGTCCATTGGGCACCCCTTTCAACTGCACGCTTTCAAGGTAATCAGCATAACGGCGCAGCTGACCGATGACTGGCGTTAAATCCCTCTCTTTTGGCCACAGATTTTCAACCGCCTTTCGGAATGCATGGGCAAGTTGCCCAAGCTGGCTCTCTTCATCGAATGGCGCTGGTGCCCGCTCTCGTTGCTGCCGCCCCTGCTTCTTCTTTCCGGCGTTTAAGATGTGTCTGCCGACGTGTCCGTCGCCCTTCTCTTCGATCTCGCGCCAGACTGCAACCTTCTGCTCGAACTCTTCTTTCGGCAACGCGGCGAGTTTATGAGCTTCGGCGCTCTCTTTCTTGTCCACGCCCAGCTCTTCTAGGGTGAGCACTGGTTCCTTTTTTGCACCAGTGCCCTCTTCGTGATATTGCTCTCCGCCCTTCGCCTTCACTTCCTCATGCAGCTCGGCCCACTTCCGCTCTGCGCGTCCGCGAACTTCTATGGCATCGATTTCCAGCTTCCGATCGTCCATCAGCCGCGCATACACTCGGATGGCTTCGGCTTTATTTGAAAAGCCTTTCGCCTCATCCATCGTCTTTGCCAGTTCAATTTCGCGACAGGCCGCATCGTAGTGGAATAGGCCGGTTGGTTCCTTCTTCGCGAGCGCTGTCTGTGGGTTCGCTACGGCAGCTACAGAGGCGACCACTTCCGTACTGGCCATGGCCACCACTTCTTCGCGTTTCTTGGCTTTGGGCGCATTCGGTTTGCGTGCGGCCTTCTTCGCGACGCGTGCGTTCACTTCTTCGGCGGCCGCTTTCATCGCGGCGGCTTTCGTCATCTTCTTGTCGGGACTCTTCTTCGCTTTCATGACCGGATCTCCTTTTTATGCTGCTCAAGATCTTTTCCTGTGGTTTGTCCGCTTTAACGGACTCCTCCATCGCGGTCCTCACGCAATTCCCTGCGCCCATTCAAGCCCCCCATGACCTCCAGCTCTCCGGGCTGGATTATAAGCCTGTTCATCGGCATGGCGTTATTGATTGTGTTGCGGATCCGCCCAGCGTCGATGCCGCCTTCGATGAACTGTATGATCTCGACGCAGGCTTTTCCGCAGATTCGCCAAAATGAGGCGAACAGACCGACGAACAGAAGACCAAGATATACGCCGAGCGCCCATCCGCGCAGCGTGTTCGCATCAAGCAACGTCATGACCAGAAGCGCCGAAAGCACGCCCAAGGCCCAGGCTGTGAAGGTTCGAAAATCATTGACCATGTTTCATCATTCCCTTCTGGATACCTGGGCCCCAATCACGATACCAGCGCCCAGGCTCATTACCATTCCGCCGATTGTGACCCCCAGGCCAACATCCCCAGGCCCGCTGATATGATGCCCGGTTGCTGCAATGATCAAGGCCCCGATCATCATGCAAATGATTCCCGCCCCCGTACTGTACGTCTCTCGGTTTTTCATCACCCCTCCGGAAACTCGTTCCACTCCCTGCCATCGAGCAGTCGGCCCGCACGCTGCTTACTGACTCGGTACGAAATCAATCCTGAACCCCAGTTGACCGACGGCCACCACTCTCTTGTAATTGGCCTGCCGTTCTTTTTTTCCGGCCACATCCCTTGCATGTGTTTATCGGCTGGAAGCCACTCACCCCACTGTTTGAAGAAAAACGGCACTCCCGCCGCCTGGCACTGGTCGCGAATAGCGCGAAACCAATCGGGGTGTGCGGGCCTCGCGTGCGGCCCGGACTCTCCGCCGGCGATTATGAGATTGAGCCCCACCGATCCCCACGGGCTATTCTTGATACCTCTTGAAATCTGATCCCGTAATCCTGCGCTATCGTCACCAGTTTCTCCCCTTGCTCTCGGCGACTCCGTATCTCGCGTACTTGCTTGATGGTCAATCTTGCCATTGAATTCTTGGGGCCGTTCTGATCGCAGGCATGTCCGACCTTCAAGATTCTCACGGCATGTTTCTGTTGCTCGGAGTTGGTCGCCAGTTCCAGATTGTTCAAGCGGTTTCTTTTCTTTTTCCCGTCCTTGTGATTCACAGTGAGAATGCCGGGAATTGCTCCGTTGAAATGAAGCCATATCAGCCGTGCCGCCAAGCAATAAACCCTCTTCCCGTCGATCATCACGCGGACCTGAAGGTATTCCCCGCAGTCGTGTTCGGCTCTCACCGGCTTGCATAATCGGCTCACAACGCATTTCTTCCAGCGATCCCACCCGCGCTTCCGAATCCTCCAGACTGTCCCATCGTCCATAATTTGGAGGTCGCCCGACTTCACTGCCTGATAAACAAACTCTTCGTTGTGTTTTGTTTCCATGGACTGGATCATATCTAAAATACGGGGAGAAATCCACCGGCCCCAGCGCGGGTTCATAGCTCACAAATCGCACCGCCGCTGGCGTCTGGATCAGTAGCGGTATCCGCTCATCGGCAGTCTTCTGGTCTTCGACCGAGACGCCAAGCCAGACGTTGGACGGCCACGCCGGGGCATGTGGATTGTTTGCGGCTCTCCAGTAATCATATTCCACCATCCTGATAGGGCGCTTGGTGAGTATCTGAAACGTGTGTTGAGCGCAGGCGTGGGTCATTCCGCAAACTTTATCAATGAATTCAAATGGGACGCTTTCATGGAACAGGTCGCTCATCGAGTTGACGAAGATGCGGGATCTCCGGCCTTCAGCTTTCGCCTGTTTCGAGCCGCGCCATCGGAGTGGCCAGGAGAGCCGGTCGGGATGACAGCGCACATCCGAGAAGTCCCTCTCAGGATATGGCCGGTGGAAATCGCGCTCTGCATAGCAGAACTTACACCCGGCGCTCACCTTGGTACAGCCCGTCACCGGATTCCACGTCGCGTCCGTCCATTCAATGCCCGTTTTTGCACCCATTAGGTTTTGCCCTCCGCAGCGCGTTGCTGCTCACGATGGCCCGAAAGCCATCCGTCTGAAATTCCACCTGTATGCTGTTCATCCTTCCCCGCGAGAGGATCCGGCAGCGCTGCCCCTTCCGGTCGAGCGTCCGCATGAACTTCTTCTTCCAGACGTAAAGGTAAGGAAAGGCCGGCCTAGAACGGGAGCTTTTCATCGCGCTCCTTCATGACTATCGGCGCATGTGCCTTGCAATAATCTTTGTCCGGCGGATCGTGCGTTGCGCAACGGGAGCACATCAGGATGTCACACGTCTTCCCCGCCTTCGGCCCCCGCAGCGGATAATCACACAGCTTCTCACTTGGGCGTCCGCAGTAGTGGCACGGCTTCGTGCGCTCGCCGCGCAAGCAGACGATGGCAAATGCTCCGTTGCCAAGATCAACAGGAATGCAGGGCATGAACTCACTCCCTTGGCGAACCGTCCGGCATAGGCAAGAGCTTGAAGCGGTCCGCGCTTATCCATTTGAACGTTTGAAATGTCTGTTCACCGTGAAATTCTTTGGCGATAAGCCCGATCATGTGATCCCACCCCGGCCGATCAAGCGCGAGTTGCGCCAGGGCAAGAACGACGATTTGCGCATCCTCGTTCTTCAAGTCAACGATCATCGTAGGCTCCCTCTATATCTCCAAATAACACGGCGTGTATTTCCCAGGCCCGCAGAGCACGAAGCGATAGAACTTGAAGACCGTCAGCCCTGGCCCTCGCTTGCAGGGCATCATCTTCTCGCCCAGGCGATGCAGTTCCTTCTCGACGACTTCATCCAAATCCTTTCCTTCAAACTCGTATTGCTCGCAGACCCGGTTGACCATTTCCCGGTCTTCGAACTCGAGCAGACCGCCCTCGTGCGTGATCAATATCGCCATGTCATCATGCCCGCGCAGCGGCCGCTTTCTCCTTGCGCTCTCGCGCTTCCATGCCGTCCATCCGGGCTCGCATCCTGAAAAACGATCCCCCAGCCTTCATCATCCGGTGGATGTACTCCTGGGCCTCAGGAGTGTAGGTCAAAACGTGCGCCCGGAAGCAGACGTATTCCTCCGCCGTTAGCTCCCCCTTCTCCCGGTTGCAGCTGATGTCGATGCATTCAATGTCCCACGGCTCGCCCCCTCGCACAAGCGGCGTCGGATGGTCCGGGCTCATCGTGGAAATCTTGATGATCTCCCGGCAGTAGCGGCAGGGTTTCCCCACTCCCTTTGCCAGTGCAGCGCGGCCGTCCGCGAGCGGTAGAGAGCCTTTGAAGCCCTTCTTCTTCATGCGCTGATTGAGACTTCCAATCAATTGCTGCGAGCGCTTGCGGAAGAGCTTCTGGCCCTTCGTTGTAAATCCGGGGAGATCGAATTGAAGCGGCGCCGTCATCAGGAGCCTCCAAGGCAACGATACAACCATATAATCGAATAGCCCACCAGCCACCCTGTTACAAGGAATCCTAGCACTGCCATGATGAACCCTGCGATGACCAAGCTGCCCATCAAGGCGCGCGAGAGGGAGGCTAGGAGTTTCCGCTTTCTCTGTGCGCGAGTTAGTCGGAGAACAAATTGGTTTACATCAATTTCAGATATAACCGGAAACATAACATCGCCTCCGCATCATTTCACACCCATCACGGCAGCGTACCGCCGCTTCAGTTGCTCATAGAGGCATTCCGGCTCATACGGCATATCCGGGTCCTTCCCCGACTGGCGCCACATGGCATGCCATAAGTGCACAGCGTATGACGCCGCCGGAAGAGATGGCGGCTCGGGATGATCTGTTAGCGACTTCCATTCCCACCACGGAATAGGATTGAAGGAAGCCGATACCTGAGCCGGGATTCCGAACTTCGCGACGGCCTGAAGACAAATCGTGTTCGCCGTCGCCTCCCACGCCATATTATGGCGGTCAACGGCCAGCGCACGGCGAACCAGCCACACCATCACAGGGGATGCCGCCGGAGCCTTGAGGTAGGCATTGTTCACGGCGAAGCCGCCAGCTCGATCATCTTGTTGCGGAATTACGTGTTCGAGTGGGCCCCAGGCATCGAATGGGCGCAGACACACCGTGTCCATGTCAACCCACCATCCGCCGCGCTTCACCAGCAGATTGTATCGGAACCAGTCCGCGAAGTGCGCCAAGTACCGGAACTTCGGCTGGTCAGTTTCCGGCACGATTTCATTGCCGTCCTTCAAGATGACTCCCTCCGGCACATTCTCGCGCGCGCCGTAGGTGTAAAGGTGAAACCTGTGTCCGTTGGCGATGTAAGACGCGGCGCACAGCCGCTCCATTACGGATAACCTGCCCCACCACAAACTCTGGATTGGTTCAAGCATTGATCCCTCCTAACAGCCCGCCACGACGAATTTCAAAAAGCAAGATCTCGTCGCTGAAATTCTCAATCGCCCTATAGAGCCTACGATTACCCACTTGTTCTTTTCGCGTGGCCCACCGACAGTTCCCCGGCTGATTTTATTTCGTCAGTGCTGAATGACCTTCAGGCTTCGGCTTCATGCCCGGTTCGGCAGAAGAAGAGGCAGGCGCCCCTGGATACGGTTCGGCGAGCCCCCGCGACTTGGTCTGCCTGTTCATGGCGAGCGCGTTCATGATCGCGGAGCGCTTCATCTCGTCGTGCAGATCATTGATCGCCCGGTCGAATTCAGCGCGAGGCACAAAACTGCTCTCCTGCTTCGCCTTCACAGTCTCCAAATCTTTCTGAAGCTGTAGGATGGTTGCTTGGTCGGCTGCCGTGGTCGTCACCCTGACGTTGTGCTCGCGGCAGGCGTCTATCCCGAACGTGTAGCCCAACGACAGGATGCCAATCGTCGGCAAGATCCATTCCTTGTACTTACTTGATGGTTTGTTCACCCCTTTTTCCTCTCCGCTGCTTCCTCGCTGGCGTTGGCCCGCTCTGCCAAGCTCGCGCAGGCGTTCAGTAGCCGCCCCAAGCCGTCAGGGCCTTCAATCGTTAGGTCCACAACAAATTGCTCCAAAACCGGACCTGGCTTTGTGTAAAAGTCGATGTTGCCCTTGATTCTGATTTTCATTTCACTCCCCCTTTCAAAGCTTCTCAGAAAAGTATTCTCATATTTTGGTGGGCGCAGCGCGGGAGGAGTCCGCAATGAAGGTGTCCACTCCCTCAAAGCGGGAAAACCGCGCCGCACCCGCAATCTCACTTTTTCAAATCGTCAGTGAGCTTCTTGATCTTCGCCTGGTCGGGGAACTTGTTCCTGTACCATGCGACAGCGCCGACCAGCACTGCGCAGATAACGAAGCCGCTGATGAATCCGAATGCCCACATTGGCGTAGCCTCCATCCCAGTTTATTGGACTGCATTCACTCCATCCGTCCGCCCGCCAAGTCTCAACTCCTGGCGAGCGAACTTGCCCATGTGACTTGCACTACTACTCCAACCCTCCTGACGCTCTCTTGTCGCGTTGGTGGGCGGACGGGCAGAGTGAAAGTCTTCACGGGCGTGAACTCTTCTCCTTCTCACCCAGGGCTTTGTAGAACGCGAGAGCTTCACATAACGCCTTGAGTCCAGAGAGTTTTATGCTTTCTGCTTCTACATCAATGCAGGCAAGGGCTGCGTCTTTCAGCATCTTTGCCGCCACCAGATTAACGAGCAGGTGAGGACTGGGGTTATCCTGAAGCACCAACCCTGCGCTGATAAGCGTGGCATCCTGCTTTGGATCCCCACCATGAAATGTAATCAGGTCTTTGTATTCTTGACAGACGTTACGAAAAGCAGTGGTCATCCTCGCCCGGGTCTCCTCCGCCCGCTCGCGTAGGGCAGCGTTCTCGGCCTGGGCCACCTCTACGACTTTTGAACAAACAAGTAGCATGAGTTTGCCGTTATTAGAATCCGGGTCAAAGCGGCGCGAGTTGCGCCAGGTTTCATAGCCAAAACGCGGAGCATTTGCCTCGTAAGTTTCATGAAATAACGTTGCCCATTTCAAAGCGTTTTCCGGCGTCATTCTCTGCTCCTTTTCCGCGTCACTGTCATTTCCTCTCCTCACTTAGGCGGTTCACGAAGTTTTTGCAGGTCGGTTCATGCTCACCGAATTCCGCAGAGCAACACCACCAGCCCGTTTCCTTCTTAGAGTCGGACGGAGCAACCTTACTTTTCATGCACCCCGCAGCAATGAGTATGCGCAAGCCCTGCTGTGCCAAGCTGGTGGTCGACGCGGGGCAATCTTTCCGGTGCTCCACTCCGCATCCTATACACTCAGGGGAGTTCATGGATTGGGCTCCTTCGCAGCGGCAGCCTTCGCGGTGTAACTCAAGGTCTCTTCTCAAAGCCTTCCAATCGGCGCTCGATGTATTCCAGCTCAATGACCAGCTTTTCTAAAATGCTTTGGATTGCACCTTGCATAATCCCAAGGCTCTGCTCATTGGCTGGAATATTTGACAAGCAAGATACTTCTAACCAGATCGCTTCAAGCAGGGGGACTGGTTTTTGAGCTTGGTTCGTAATCTTTGCCATCGCTTCTGTCCTTTCTGATGAGCTTAACATCCTGACGTCTTGATGCCGCCGTGGGCATCGCTGCCCTGGAGAATGCGTTATTGCCGAAGACTCCATAAATCACGGCAACCCATGATTACGTTTCATGGCCCGAATTGCACCCGCTCTCTGAGCGGCTCGGCGGCAATACCAAACTGTTTCTAAACTAGATAACATGCTAAGCCTTTTCAATCGCCTCCGCAACGGCCTCCCGGTCCACGCCCTCGCGCTTGTTGGGAATCAGGGGCAACAAAGTGCCTGATGTGATGGTCGGTCGGTGAATACGGTATCCTTGGCGCGCCGCGCCACGCCTGTTAATTGCGTCCCTGTCGGTTGCCTGTCTCCTTCCCCGTCCCCGGGCTGGCCGGCGCGTCGTGACCGATTTCTGACGTTCCTTTGGATATCCATGTCCGCAATATCGGCAGTACTTCGCAGCATCAATTGCCCGGGTCAATCTCCTGTACCAATCCTGGCACTGCACTGAGCATGTATGCTGCCGCAAGACTTCCCGCTCTTTTGAAATCCATCCTCCGCAGGATATGCAGGTTGTGTTCGATGCCCCGCGCTTCTCGCTGCGCCGCTTGCGGATCAGTCGAGCAAACTCCCCGATGATTCCCAGGACGAACACCTTGTCAGGGTAGGCCCGCAGGAGCGTCTTAACAAGCCAGGTCAGATGTTTCATCATCGGCAGTGGCTTTCTCTTCGTCATCGAGCCCCCTCATCGTATCGCTCACATGGGCAGAGGACGGGGATGACCGGCTCCCCGTCCTCCTCCGCCTTGACCAGATCGAGCGGCAGCATGATCTGGCCAAAGGCGTTTGTTTGATCTTCACGCTCCCACGCAATCACAACGGTGCAGCCGATGCCCATCAGATGATGGCCACCGGCATGGCTACACTTAGGGCAGGCGCGCCCGTTCCTGTTCGGGATTTCAACCGGTATTCCCATTTCAGACGGCATTGTATTTCGTGATACACTCCGGGTTCGAACAGACTCCGGCGATGATCTCGCCCTTAACCTTCTTCGGCTTCACGATCCAGGAGCACGGCACGCCATCAATCAGACAGCATCGGTCGTCCACACAGCCACAATAGCGGCACATATTGCCAATGGTGCGAGCCTTAGTCTTCTCCTGGTCTGCGGCCAGATGCTCGGCCTGCTCCTTCAGCTTGGCCTTGGTCGCGTCCCACATCTTCGGGTCCACTTTGACTTTCTCTTTCTTCCCGGCCCCTGCCTTTTTCTTCGCGCTGGCCCGCTCTCCGGCCAGCCGCTTGTCGCGCTTCTCGTAGCTGACCCGCTTCTTCTCGTTCCATTCTTTCTCAACTGGCGCCGAGACCTTCTTTATCTGAACCAGATAAGCCTTCGCCAGCTCTTCAACCTTCTCTCCACCCGAGAACTTTCCAGCCACGTCTTGAGCCACGGTTAGATCACCCAGGATTTTCAGCAGTGTGGCGCGGTCCGGCGCGCTATGAATCAGTTTATCCAGATGATCCGAGCAATAGTCGTTCGACGCCTTAGCGCCCTTGGGTAGCGGCCATAAGCCTTCGAAGTACTTCACTCCATCCTGCATCGGCTGCAGCGCATAGGCGCATTCCTTGACGATGAACCGGAACGCCTCCAGCGGGATGCTTGTAAAGGTGGCCTTGGCCTGCACCGCGCGTACGGCCGCATGGACGGCAAGACGGATCGCCCCGTCTGTCCTCCGCTGCCAGAGCACCTCAACCTGCTTCTTCCGCTCTTCATTCATCATGCCAGGAACCCGCTTCACGACATGGCTACCCGCGGAGCGCCGGGCGCCATGCACCTTGCAGTCTTCCACCGCGCAGACATACTTAATCTTCCCCAGGCCCACCCCGGCGACGATGAGCCCCTGTTTCGTGTGCTCGCAGGAATCCTTCAGGCTCTCGGTCCACCCACCCTTTTCATATTTCCGGCGCGGCAGCGTTACTTTCTTCTTGGAGAGCTGATCCCTGTCGGAATAGTCAAGCCCCTCTGTCGAGGCAATCTCAACAGCGTCCGGCAGCTCCTTCTTGCGAAGCACGAGATAAGCCCGGCACTTGCTTCCATAGCACTCCGCATCCGTGCAGGTATCCGTCTCTTTGATGTCCGCAAAGAGCATCGGGCTGGCCCCGGATCGTTTCGGGCAGGCTGTGCATGAGCCAGCAGCCGGAACCAAATCCGCCGAGTCCGTCGGAAATGGCGTGGCGGTAAGCACGGTCATCACGTGCCGCTCGATGAAGCGCTGGAGGGATACCGCGCTGTAATGACCCTCCTCTGTTCTCCCATACTGAGCGAACTCTTTCCAGACGGTCCATTGCGCTCCCACAGGCAGGCGCGCAAGATGGAGCGCAGGCCCCAGGAGCAGCTCTCCATGGTAGGCTTCTGCCATCCATTTTGGGTTCAGGTTGTTCAGTGCCATGCGGAGGTGCACGTACACTTCCGGCTTGCCGACCATTTCCCCAACGACCTTCGGAGTGACGCCTCCGCTCAGAAGTTTCTTGAAGCCCGCGGCTTCCTCCATGAAATGAATGTCCGTCCGTTGCAAGTTTTCAACCATCGCGAGCGTCATCGCTTCTTCGGCTGAAAGCTCGCGTACGACGGCCGGGACCGTCTCTTTCCCGGCAATCTTGCTCGCTTCCACGCGGCGCGTTCCAAAGACGATCTCGTACTTCCCGGCCCCATCCGGCCGGACTAGGATTGCCTGCTGAACACCGTGCATCTTGATGTCGGCGGCCAGCTCTTTCAGTTTTTCGGGGTCCCGGCTGTACTTCCCCCGAGGGTTAAAGGGTGACGACAGAAGGCTCGTCAGTAACAGGTTTTGGACGATCATGTCTGCCGGAATCTTCTCCGCCCCCGGCTCTTTTGTTGCTGGTGTGTCCATGTTGTGTTTCCCTCTCTTTTTGGATTTGCTGCTTTCTCGATAATTTCCCGCCTTGATTGTCTTCCACGTCATGGCAGCGCCCGCAGAGCGGCCGCAGATTCTCCCGCGTGTCCCCGCCGCCCTGAGAGCGCTTGATGATGTGATCGAACAGCTCGGTTGAAAATACCGGGAGTGACCGCCCGCACTTCGAGCATTGCTTCCCCGTATCAATCCAAATCTCATAGCAGAGCCCCACATAATGATGCCGTGACAGGATCACTCGCCCCCCTTTCGTCACGTGTGAGGGCTTTGACTTCCCCTGCCGTGCCATCGGCTGGCGCATCAGATGGGGAGCGTCCGCCCGGATATGCGTCGTACATCCTGGGACTTTACAGATAAATCCGAAGCCCGGGATCATCCGCATGGCCCGGTTGTGACAGCGCGGCTTCATCGCCCACCCATCTCTTTCGAAGCGCGGACGTGCTCCACGTCTCCGCCCGGAGCGGCGCGCCGCTCGCGCTGCACCTTGACGAAATACTCTCCGGTGTCCCCTGTGAACATCGGCTCACCCACGGGCGCAAACCGGATCTTGTAAAGCAAGTCGCGATATGATGCGTTGTCAATCCACTTCTTCTCAGCTTCCGTCATCGGCGTGCTCATTTTCAGATTCCCCCTTTTGTCGGCCTTGCAGGGCCGCGTGCCCCCCCGATGTGAGTTCATAGATTTGGTGCCCTTTGGCATGCCCCACCTTGCGCATGACTCGCCCGGTCAGTTGCACCTCGCCGCGCCGCATCAAGCGCCAGAGCGCCGTCAGCATTGCCCGATCGCCCACCTTGACCAAGCGCGCCAGCTCATACGCCGTCGAAGGCGCTTCGTCCAGCAACGCTCGAATTTGGTCGGTATGACTGGTCATCATGACTTTTTCTTTCCCTATCAGCCCAACTCCCGCAGCCTTATCGCGATCTGCTCCGCAAGGTGACGGAAATGCGTTTGAATCCCTGTGTCCGTCATGCACCGCCAGAGAATGTAAGCCCCGCAGGAACATTCCGCATACCAGGACACTCGGTCCATGCTCTGGTCTTTGATTCCGGCAAAGCGATGCCGCATCATGACCGCGAAGATTTCGTCGTCCAGCGCCCGGATCGCCGCGTCTGCTTTGCTCATTGCACTTTCACGCTTTCCGCCTGGACAGTCGCCGGCACGAGCGCTCCCTCTCCGATAAGATACTGCGAGCAGATGTATTCGAGCGCCGCCGTGTCCGTTGCCAGGCTCTCCCGCTCCCGGCACAGGGAGAGCGCCTGATTCACGACCTCCATCTGTGATTTCTCCAAGAAAAAGCCTTTGTAGGTTCGCTCTTCCAGCGCCAGCCCCGGCACGGCCATGTTGAGTTGCTTCCGGTATTGGTTGTTCGGCAGTTCCGCAGCCCCCAGCTCCATTTCGACCGTCCGGCGTGCGGCGGGGACTTTCGCAAAGTCGCAGGCGTTCGTGAACGTCATCTGGCTCAGTACCTCTTCCGCCACGGTTTGGGATAGTTCCCGGTAGGTGTTCGCCATCGCGCGGGCTTGTGATTCCTTCTTATCCCCGACCGCGTCAAGCCAGTCTTCGAACGAACCGTATTCGATGTCCCACAATTTGCCGTCGATCACCTTGGCGAAGATCCCCGCGAGCATCGTCCACTCCCGGCCGATCCGCTTGTAGGATTCCTTCGCCTGCTCGGTCAGCTTCTTGGCTTGCTGTTCCCTTTCTGTCATCGACTGCTCCCTTCTGGTGAGGCTGGGACCGGGACCGGCGCCACCAGTTCAGATTTATGATTTGCCATCCTCTCACGCGCCAAACTTGCCGTCTCTGTCTTAACTTCGATTCCCAAATAACGCCGACCGCAGCGCCGCGCTGCGAGAAGCGTGGTCGCTGATCCGCACATCGGGTCAAGCACTAAGTCGTTTTCAGCCGTCAGTGACTTTATTAGCGATTCTGCCGCCCCAACTTGCTGCTGCCATTCATGCTCGGTTTTTTCCTTGGCTCCGCCTTGGATAACATCGAACAAGAGTTGCTGCTTATTGAAGCGACCCCCCTTGGTAAACCAGATGAGCGGTTTCCATCCCACTCGCACGCCATACTCATGCATCAAAGCGTTGTCACCCGGAAGCAGAAAGGCCAACGTCCACCAGTAGCTCAAATGCTCGCCGCACAGGTTCATGACTTCAGGCAAGGCGTAGTTGGGTCCGTACACGATCAGGCTTCCCCCAGGCAGCAGCACTCGTGCCGCGAGCCTTGCGACATCACCGTAGAGTGGCAAGCTGGCGCGGTCATAGGGCGGATCGGTGAAAATTAGGGCAACTGAATCGTCAGGGATGTCTTTCCCTACTTCGCGGAAATCACCCAGGATCACGCCATCACTCTCCGTTTCAATAGTCATCGCTCCCGCCCCGATGCGCCTCGCTTCAAGATAAATCTCCTTCACGTTCAACCGCCGCTCACCGCTTAGGATGTCGATGATCAGCTTATTGAACCAGCGCTTCGGTGTCTTCGCGAGAGTCTGGGCGGCGCTGGAAAGATCCTTCGTTACGCCTTCGGGTAATAAACGGTCGTCCCCGACGACCGTTTCATCAGCGGGTCGTCCGCCTTGATGTCGTATTGTCGGCGCCAGCAGCTCCCCCAGGCGGCGCTCGAGCGTCAGGCGTGCGGCAAAGGCCGGGCGCATGATTTCATCTTTTACGGGTCCAAACTTGCCCGCCCAATCTTTCGCCAGCGAGACCATATCAATGCGCTGGCACACCGTTTTAACGTCGGAGAGTTTCGATGCTTCTTCCCGCCAGCGCGTTAATTGCTGAATCGGATGCTGCCCGAGTTCCTTGGGTGGCAACAGCATGAGCTTATCGTTATTTTCCATTACCATCCTCCCTTAATATGATTCTTCTCTTGCCACTCCTTAAAGGTCATGCGATGCCCCCAGTTCTGACGGGCTTCCACTTCTTCCCCCTTGCCCCTGCCATACCACGCAATCCGCTGCTCGGGCGTGAAAGTTCCGTCTGAATTAGCTTTCAGCCAGTCATCATAAGGCTGACCCTTGTCCATAATCTGTGTTTTGGGAATGAGCATGTATGGCGTGCGGCTACCCGGCGGCCCGCCCGCCCGGCCCGCGAGCGTATGCTTTTCCACTTCCTTGGGAAGCAGGATATCCACACCTGGATAATATAGTTTGGCCTTATCCTCTAGCTTGAGCCCAAACCCCTGGCTGCGTTGCGTCAGATCGATTCTCCACGGCCGCAGCTTTTCCAAAGAAATGATCCAAGCCTCAAGATGTCCCTGGCTCGGGCGTGGTCTTCCAAATAGGTAGTAGATCGGGACACCAAGTTGCGCTGCAGGAAGTAAGATACACACCTGTACGAATTCTACCGAAGCGTTGTCATAGGGAGTTTCCATCGACTTCGACTCGACATTGGCCTCAAAGATTCCGTCATGCAACCGCGCGTGCATCGCCATGTCTGGCCAAGCCCGTAGCAGCCAGCCGCAGGCGGAATCATGGCGACAAATCATGTCGCGAGCGCCTATGCGATCACTGAATAAATTTTCAACGCCGACTTTTTTGATGAGCCAGCCCGCCTCATTCGCAGCCTGCCGGAAGGTATGGGCAGTCCAATCACCGACAAGCCGACGAATTTCATTACCAGTCACAGGTTATCCTTTCGGCTCCCGTCGTCCGTAATTTCATTCCCCCCTCGCTTCCTGCGGCGGTCCGCCGCCCTCATCCCACGATAATGATTCTCTTGCCCCAGGGCGCCGGCTCCGGCACGTTGTAGATCAGCGCCCAGGCATGAACCAGGCCGGGAAGATTCATGGACGGGAATAACTGCCAAAGCCCCGATGCTATCCGCCTCAATCCGAACACATCCAACCCTTCGGCGCTGCCCTCCGGCCCGTTTTCAGAAACCCGTACCTTGAGCACCGTGTCCGGAGTAAAGCGAATGATGAGAGATCCCTCGCCCTCCGTGCTACAGGCGAGGTCTTCCCCTTCATAGCCGACCAGCGTCAGCACGTAGCGGAGGAACATTTGACCAATTGGGAGGGTCACGTCACCGAACTGTTCCTCCGCGCCATCACACCAGTCCATAAATTCCGTGATAGTTCTCATGCTCGCGCCTCCTCTCTTGGCGGAGCCTCTGGTTGCAGCCGAAACACGATGCCGCGCCGGTGAAGTTCACTCTTTGAAAGCACGTCACATTCCCCATTGAAATCACGCCCTATCCACTCGAGCTGCACGCAGCCTCCTGCCAGCTCCCACACGACGGCAAGGGCGGCTACGGCCTGCTGATGGATCGGCACGTACAGCCCTCCGTGGACTTTCCACTTTCGCTTGAGCTGCATGATGACCAGCTTTGAATCCCCCCGGATGATGACCGGCCCCCGCAGGCCCGCCCGCTGACGCCGTCCGATCTCGCGCAGCAGTTTGAGCGCCGCCGTGTACTCACCGACGTTGTTTGAAGTCTCCGGTGACGCCGGAACGTAGCCGCTCATGCTCCACACTGGCTGCCCGTCCAGCTTCAACAGACAGCCCCACCCGATATGCCCGCCCGGATTGACCGGCTCGCAGGCCGCGTCGAACCACCCCTCGGCAAGCGCCATTGCCCCCCCTCGCTGATTTATTTCTTGGTCTTCCGTCCCGTCTTCTTCTTCTCTTTCCCTTTCAGCCCGGGCTGCGCAGCCGGCTCTTCAGGTGCTTCGGGTGCGCTCCCTTCCTCATCGATGATCCGCTGATTGCGCGCATCCTGGGATTCCGGCGCAGCCTCTTCCAGCGGGAGCTCGCCTTGCAACTGTTCGAGCTGCATGAGCAGATCATCCCCGAAGTTCTTGACCGCCCAGGCGCCCGCATCATCGAGCGGAATGGTGAAGGTAAATTCCAGCTCGACGCCCGTCCCCCGATCTCTCTTGATCGTCCCGGCCTGGGTTGCCGTCTCGCGGTTGAGCGTGAATCCTGTCAGCTCTTTCGGGTTGAACAGCCGAACCGACCCCGTGCCCGAGCCCGCCTGAAACTGCACGCGGATGTTGACCAGCTTCTGCTCCGTGGTGATGGCATCCAGCGCCGTGTCTTCGGTCATCAGCTTGTATGCCTGGAGCAGCGGAGGCTTCAGGCTTGCCTTCCCGTCCAGCTTCATCGTGAGAACGAGCGTGGCCCACTTGCCCCCCTCGGAATCCGTCTTGAGCCGGACCTTTCCCAACCTCACATTGAGTTGCGTGTTCATCGCGAGCATAATTTCCTCCTCAGGTCCGGCCGCCTTCTAACGATCAGGCCCGGCAGCCGCGGCCTTCGCATCGTAATCAAACCCCGCTACCGCCCTATTCTCGAACTTGACGTAGGGCCGCAGGAACATCAACGTCGCGTCGCCCACTGGCCCATTACGCTGCTTCGCGATGTTGACCCCAATCTCTACCCCTTCGGTTATTCCAAGCTCTTCGTCCTCCGGCTCTCCCCGGAAAGCTTTGGGTGGGAAACGGAAAAGAAAGATCACCGTATGCGCGTCCTGCTCAATCGCTCCCGACTCGCGCAGATCAGAGAGCATGGGCTTCGGCCCGCGCCGCTGCTCGGGAGGGCGGGAGAGTTGAGAGATCGCCACGACGGGACGCTTCAGCTCTCGCGCCATATTGAGAAGGCCATGCGAGACGTTGGAAACTTCCTGCGTCCGGTTCTCGCCTGTCCCCCTAATCAGTTGCAGATAGTCCGCAATGATCAGCGCCACGTCATGCTCCGCCACCAGCCGGCGCGCCTTCGCCCGCATCTCCATGATCGATATGCCGGGCGTATCGTCGATATAAATCCGGGCCTCCGCCAGCCGCCCGAGCGCTGCCGTCATCCTGCCCCAGTCATCTTTTGATGCAAAGCCTGTCCGCAGCTTATGACTATCTACCTGTGCCTCCGAGCAAAGCATGCGCAGGACCAACTCCGAACGCGCCATCTCCAGGGAGAAAATCCCGACGCCCTTTTGCTGTTTCATCGCGACGTGCGCAGCGACATTCAGCGCCCAGGCCGTCTTGCCCACTGAGGGCCGGGCCGCCACTACGATGAACTCCTGATTGCGCAGGCAGCCGAGCATCCCGTCCAGGTCGATAAAGCCCGTTTCAACCCCGTCCCCCGTCCCGCCCCGCTCAAATATCCGATCAATCGTCCCGAAGCTTTGCTGCATGGCCTGGCGCAGGGTAACGAAGCCGGTGCTGACTCGCTCCTCGGCCAGCTCGAAGAATTGCTGCTGCCCCATTTCGATAAGCGTCTTGGAGTCATCAGCCCCTTCCAGGGCTCGGGCCATCAGGTTGCTTGCAACATGGATGGCACGCCGTAGCGTGGACTTCTCTTTCACGATCCGGCTGTACTCCCCCACCGCCGCCGTCGTCCCAATGGGCACCCCGTCCGTCAGGCTGGCAATGTACCCGGCTCCCCCGGCCTTCTCCAGACAGCCATCCCGCGACAGAACTTCCCCCAGGGTTACGAAGTCAATTGCCTGGCCCAGCTCCCCGAGGTCAATCATGCGCTGAAAGAGCAGCCCATGCGCCTCCCGGTAGAAGTCTTCGGGAGCCACGCCCAACTCCAAAGCGATATCGAGCGCCCCTAAGTCCAATATAACGGACCCAAGGAGCGCCCTTTCTGCTTCAGCATTGTTCGGCATCGTGCGTTGCTCATCCGGTGCCGGCGCTTGTTTATGGGGTTTTGGGCTTGCCATCGCTGGCCGGGCCGTCCATCCCGGCACGTCGCGCTTCTGCTGCGGCGTTCTCCCTCTCATACTGCGCGAAAATCTTCTTCGCGGTTGGTGTCCGTGACATCATCAGAGGAAGTGAAGTAATCCGGCTTTCATCTTCTACGGTCTGCCGAATGTCCGCCACCGTTGGAAAGAATTTCCCCCGCTGTAAATACTCCTCACAAGCACTTTCAAAGGCTGCCACACTAAGATCCCCCAGCGCCTTCAGCCAGATATCAGGAAGCATCTCCCCGATCGTCTGATTGTGGAAGTTTTGGGAAAAGATCGCCTGCCACCGGTTGATGACGCGCAAGTGCAGCTTCAAAGACTTTGGTGTTATGCTCACTGGCCTGCTGAGCTTTGTTTTTGAATCCATATCCGCCCTTCCTCTGCTTCTGAAAGTGTTTCCAGGTTCGGACTGCCGCCTTCCAGCTTTTCATTTGCGTGCGCTGCCCGCTTGGAATCCAACCCCTCGTTTCATGGTGATCGATAAATGCCTTGGCTTCCGCCTCCGGATTTTCCACCCCTTGCTCTACCATGTAGGTGCTCACTTCCTCTTCTGTGGGGGGTGCAAAGTTCTTCAGTAAGGGCTTACTAAGAGAAGTACTTGACGGTTCATTTGGTTCATTACGGTTCGGGTGCAATTTCTGGCGCAAATCTGTGCCAGGAATTGCATATGCAGGAACCTGCACCCCCCCTATATCTGTTGATTCCATAAGCATTAAGGGTAAGGAGTAGATGTTTGTTCCGTGGGGTCCAGCTCCCTTCTCAATTTTGAGCTCCCCCGTCAGACGGAGGGAATCCACGATATCCATAACCCTCCTTGGCTTCAGCCGGGATTCAAAGGCAAGGCGTTCATAACTTGGGAAACTATTGGTGCCATCGGAGTGGGCATGATTGGCAATCATGAGAAGAACCACGAAGTTACTACCTCTTTGCCGGGATTTTTCGATGACCCAACTTAGAGCCTGAACGCTCATCTGTTCCGTCCCTCCAATCAGGGCAGGGTAGCCGGGGTGATTGGCCCCCGGCTCCCCTCTGGCCACGTCTCCGGTCGGGCGACCTTTGACGCAACCGAACTTTACTAAAAGTCGAAAGTCGCCGCAAGCACTTTCAGCAATAAAAGAATTCTTTTTTCGCGCGCTCACTTTTGGCATTTATGGTCTCGCAGGACATCCCGTACGGCTTGACTTCTCCATTCCTTCAACTCAGGCTGCTCCATGACGTAGCGCACCAGGGCCGTGAAGACTTCGGCCTCGAGGAAGATCGTGTTGCTTGGATCATCCTCTTCGCCGTTCTCCGTGGTGAGCCTGAGCCCTGGCGCATCCACATCCACGTACACGCTATCCCCCAGGTAGGCTTTCATCCGCGTCCCCTCCCTTCTCTCGTAACGGATACTTCGCCATCAACGTCAGGAGCGCCGGCTTCACGATCTCGAAATTCTCCGTATCGGCGAACCCGCAGCAGTCAAGAAACGACCGGAGAAATGCGCCGGGGTTCTCGGCCAGCTTCTCGACGACGTAATAGTGCATCTGCGGATACTGTTGTAGGTTTGCCATTTCAGAGCTCCTCTCTCAGCATCATGATCACTTTCGCCAGGAACTTCCCGTAGGCGGCCCTGAATTCGTCCGACGACCCAGCTTCCACGGGGAACTCCGCAGGGCAGGCATAGAAGGTTCTGCCCGTCTCTGTCACCACGGCGCGCCAGTCGCTCTTGACTCCGGCGACGCTCTTCTGAATCTTCCCGCACATAAGGCAGGTCATCACCTCCCCCATGAACGTAAATGTTCCGCTAAGCTTACGCAGGTTGCCGTTGCCGCCCATCATCACCCCCTTCATCCTCGTCGCACCGGCACGAGTTACCGGGTGATGACAGGGCCTTTACAAAACAAGAAGGACTTTCCATCATAGAGACATTCCCCCTTACTGCCCAGGCCCATGACTTTCGTGCGGTGAATGGATACCGTCTTGCGCAACTCGATGTCGAGCAAGCCCAGATCCTCCCCTTCGCCCGCATAGAGGAGGCGCCGCGCGCCCCCTCTGAATTTCACTTCCCATTGTTGCAATCAGATAATCGCCATAAATACCTCTCTTAGCGTTGTGTGAGCTTCGGCTCTGGAATAACCGTCACTCCGGGGACCTTGAGCTGCATTCCCTGAAGCCGCGCTTCAGCCCGAAGCCGGGGGTAGCTATCCGGGTCATACATCTTGTCATTCTGCGGCAGCAACCATGCAGCCGGAATCTCATGGGGGTTATCAATCCGAAGCGTATAGTGCGTCGTCCGGCCCTGTCCTGAAATCTTGGGCGTTTGTGCCTGTGCCACGGCAGGCGCGACCATACGAGGAGGCAGAGGCGGGGGGGGCGGTGGCGCCTCGATAACAACTGGCGCCGCTTTCTGCTCTTCCAACTCTTTAACCACGTCATTGATGAAGCCAAACGGCATATCCAGGGTCTTTGCCGTTTCAATGGCTTCCGCAAGCTCTCTTTCCTGCTTCTCCTTCTCTTCTTCCATAAGCTTTTCCCGCAGCCGCATTTCCAGGGCTCGGACTTCCGGTGCCGTAACCTCATCGAGTGGATGGCTTAAGAGGGCCTGACAGGATTCAAGCTTCTCTCCGTGTTCACAGAGTTGGTTAATCCAGTGCCGCGCGGCCTCCGTGCGTACTGCCTGCTCCTGCCGTAGCGTTTCCAGCCGCTCCGCTTCTTGCTTCCTGGCTCGCTGCTCATCATCCCAGGTGAGGATGGCCCTTTCGAGTAGGCTTCGCGCTGCTTCAATGCGTCCTGAAACTTCGGACCGCCCCTGTGTCGTTGCCTTGTGCAGCTTATCGAGCAGGGCAGAGAGCGGCGCGTACAGATCATCTACCGATTTCGTCCCAATCGTCGTCTCTGCCGCAACGGCTACCCTTTGCCCTGCCTCATCCATGATGCCCATCGTCACCCGCACCCGCAGCCTGCCCGGCTCAGTGGGATCGCCCTTCGTCGTAATGAGCCCCCGGAGAGCCTTCCGGTGTTCGGATGCCTTGGTGTAGCTTTGCCCGTCCGTGATGGTCTGGTAATCAATGGCCTGTTCAATGGCCGTGTCAATCGTTTCATGGAGCGCTGTCCCGACGGATTCAGTAATGGCGTTGGCGAGCTCGGCCAGCGCACCACTGGTGATCACAATGGGCTGAGGCCCAACCGGAGCAACGACCACGGCCGGCAAGGTTTCAACCTTCTCTGTCCTGTTTTTTTCTTTCACGGTTTTTGCCACTGGTGTTTCCCCCTGTATGGTCGCGGCGGGCGTCGTCTGCCGCTCGCGCTGTTCTAGCTTCTGATGAACCAAGCTGATAGCTTTGTCAGCTATCGATCGGTTCATGTGCATGGGCAATCCGTCCGCATTGATGAAGCCAAAGGCCCTGAGATCATCATCCGAGAGCCGGGAGAGCAAGGCCATTTGGACGCTTCCCCAGTACCTGCTCAAACCTTCTTTCTGCACGCTGAGTCCTCCTTTCTAAGGTAAAGTCTTGACCAAGGACTCTGTCTCGAGTACACATTCCGCCATTCTTAAAAGTAGCTCGTGATGCAGCTCAACCTCGTTCATTCGAATGAGATCTGGATGTTGCTGCCTCCACTCAAAAGCTTTCATCGGGCCGGCTCGCGTTCGCAGTGCCTCGACGATTTTTCGTAGCCGTGCTTGAGCTTCCATACCCCTCCTTTCATTCTCCGTAGGCGTTCCGGTTCCAGACCGCGATATTAAGGCTCTGCCGGAAGATAGCGAAGTCCATAGGGTCAACGTAGGGAATCAGTTTGTAGGTTCCGTTGACGAAGAGCTGCGCGACCCATCGGTGGTATTTGAAGGGTCGTACCCGCGGAGGGCCAAGGTTGGCCACCGTCGCCATCTCCTGCCCGGCCAGTTGCACGCCCCAATAAGCCTCTTTCAATTGTGGAGTTTTCAGTTCAATCAGCGCAGGCTCTCCGCGCCGCAGACCTTCACGATCGATTGTCGTCGCAAAGAGGGTGATTTCGAGCTTGGCAAAGAAGCTGTGCTCAACCAGGTGAATGATGATCTCCTGCTCCTCTTTACAGCGTTCCCAGGCATGACAGAAACCGCGTACTTCATGGCTGACGGCATCATAGGGTTCAATCCACTCCCGGGGCGCCGTATCCCAGGTTTTCCCGTTGCAGTCGAGGATGGCGCAAGCCTGATGAACCGCCGAGCCAATCTTTCGCCTCCTATCCCAACTGCGCTCGTTCCCGCTCCATCGCCGCACTCGCGTTGCGGAAAGTGCCTCGGTAAGGCTGACCACACGAATGCCGTCCTGATAGTATCCCCCCTCTGGCCTTGCCATATTCTCCCCCTCTGTTCTGCTGTTTCAGTGTACTGGTGAGGCGGCCCGTCCGACCGCCTCATCAGCCCAATCTATACAACCGGAGTAAAGCCTGCCTTTTCCGGGCCTTCCTTGAGCTTGATGAGCAAGCCTTTGAAATCCGCGTTGCGGATTTTCGTTACGGAATCAATGCCATATTCTTTCTGAAGCCACAGATGAAGGGGGTCGTCCGGAACAGACTTCCCGGAGGCGGCCCACTTCCTCTTTCGTGCAAGTTGCCAGACCAGACCTTTTTCGGAGTCATCAATGAGCCCCGAAGTCTTGCCGTTGCCCGGCGAGGCCACAGCTTCGGGCGCCGTCGCGGCCAGCGGTGCTTGATTCGTGCTGGAGGCAGGAGCGTTGACGGGAGGTTTATCCTTGGGCGGAGCCTCAGACTTCCCGATATATTCTGCCCAGGTTGAGTTACCATCCTCGATGCTCTTATAGATTCCGCGAAGCTTCTTGATTTCAGCCGGAGACGCGGAGGCCAGCCCATGTTTGAGGTAAGCCTCCAATTCAGCTACCGGAACCCCAATCGCATCAAAGGCCGCAATAATCCGCTTCTTCTCTGCGTCCGGATCCTTCCGGGCTTCCGTCGAGAGCGTCTTTTCGACTTCCGCCATGGCATCATCAATGAAGTCGCTTGGAATGAGCTGCAGGAGCGCATTGCGGACCAGGAAGGCTCCCCGGCGTGCCGTGGCCTCCCGAAGTCCGCGCTCATTGAGAGGCTTGTATCCGTCGCGCCGGGTGTAGCCAACCTTCGTGAAGGTGTCTTGCCCGGAGACTCGAGTGTTGGTTTCCAGATCATAGCCCCAACCCTCGATGGTGCGGATGTCTTCCCCGTCCGCGATCACGACGAGGCCCCACCGCATGTTGCCCCAAACTCGGGCGGCCTCCCGTGCCAGCTTGACGCTGGGCCCGGTGATGTCCACGTTTTTGCCCTCATCAGAATCGAACCGTGGAAAGGAGTACATCGCATCCTCGGCAAAATTCGTCCTCTGGCAGGCGTGCATGATCTTCTGGTAGGCCGCCTGCTCATTGCGCGGGAACTTCCGCGCCACGATGATAGCGCTCTGGATATCAGCTCGGGCTTCTTCCGCCAGCCGCTCCGGAGCGATCTCTTCTGATGCGCTCACTTGCCGTCCGAGCGCGT